ATCCCGATGATTCAGAATCAAGTGCAAGCTGCTCAACAGTATGAGCCTGCTATGCAGAAACTACGGGCTGAGATATCGCCCAAAGATCAACAGCTCAATGCGGATCTCTATGCGCAGTATGGGCCGCAGTTCGCAAAGACTGGATCTGACATTGCGCGGCAGAATGCCGAAGCTCAAGCGCAGACTGACCTTGGTGTTGTAAGCGGCACCGGTCGAGATCTTGTGCGCGAGGCAATGAAGACTCAGCGCGAGGCTGATCCTGAAGCTTATCGTGCGCGTGAGTTAGCATTGCAGAATCTTGAACAGCTTCAGGGATCTTTGACTGACCCCAACGCGGGCTTGAGCGGTGGCGAACGGGCTGAGGTTGATAGGTCGTTGGCGCGTGAGAACTTTGCACGAGGCACTGGCGCTACGCCGACGGCTACTTCTACCGTGGCTAACGCGATGGCGTTCGGTGGCGCAGGCGAGGCTCGAAAGCAACAGCGGCAAAGCGCGATTGCGAATGCGGCTCAGCTTGCAACGGGCGCAGTGCAGCCTTTGTCGTCGCGGATTGATACGTTCCAGATGACCACAGGCCGCCCTTCGATCAATCAAGGTGAGGCTCGCACTGGGGCTGCGTCGCAGGTTGGGCAGGAGTCTAACGCAATGGGCATGAACTTGTTCGGCAATGCGAGTCAGATGCGCCAACAAGAGAATCAACTCAACGCGTCGCGTAAGACTGGTCTCGATCAGTTCTCGCAGGTCATGGGTTCTCTACCGTCTTGCTGCTGGACCTTTGCTGAGGCTTACTACGGCTGGGAGAATATCCCCGATGCGGTTAAGGTCTCGCGTGACTTGCACTATACTCCTCGTATAAGGGAAGGCTATCGCATGATGAGTCGTTGGGTTATTCCCAAAATGCAACAGTCTAAAGTCTGGCGCGCTATCGTCAATGCCCTTCTAATCAATCCAATGGCTTCTCATGCTGAGTGGTATGTCAACGGCAAAGGATTTGGATGGATGTTCAGTCCCCTCCAGAAAACTTATCTCGCTTTGTGGGAGCATTACGGAGAACGCGCTGGCGTTCCTGCCACGGTATACAACTTAAAGTTGGCCAGTGGGCCTTGGAACTCTGGCATTTACCCGCGCTGACTTACGTTCCGCCGCATCATCACGATTTTGATGGTAAGTTCTTTAAGCTCTTCGGAAAAGGGACAATCAATAAAGGTCACATCACCAAGATGTGGCCTTTCTTTGATTTCCGAGTTTACAATATTCGGAAGGGCGAAAGACACTGGCTACAAAACGATAACCTTCCTTTGATTTTCGTCAACATTCAAAAACATACTGGCGCTGTGACAAGTGCTGGTGAGAACTTTGTAGAATAAATATTATGGCAAAAGATCCAATGTATTATGCTAATAGGCATACTGCAAGAGCTCAAAATCGTACCGCAGGTGGAACTTCGTCTGTACCAGTCGCTGGTCGACACGGAGCCACGATAGACCTTTCTCCGCTTAAGGGTAAGACTGCGCCTAAAGGTGGCGCTGGTGGTTTAGAGTCTCGTCAAATCCCTGCAGCTATTCAAGAGGCTGGCCCTGAAGCTATGTCTGTCGAAGGTGGCGAGGCTTCTACTCAGCCCCAGATGGTCACTGAGACCCAACAGCCTATCGAGAATCGTGGCGGCTCTGCTCGCTACATGATTCAAGGTGGCGGTCCTAAGATTGATCTTAGCTTTCTTGTGCCTGAGCGTGCGAATAAAGAGTTTGATCCTAGCAAGGCTATTGGCGGAGAGAATCTGCCGTTTCAGGAATCTAAAGGCGTGGGCGGTTTCTTTCGTCGGATGCTTGGCGATGAGTCTAATCAACAGAACATTGCTGCACAGCAAGCTCAGGGTGCTGAGTGGCGACAGGAAGCTAAGGAACAGAAGATAGAGGAGCGTGCGTTGAATCGGATGCGTGAAGGTGATAAGCCCGCTGCTGAGAGATTTACTAGGCAGCTTGAGGAGAACAAAGCTATTCGAGGCGAAGAGTCTGCAACCAGACTTCGTGAGCGCGGTGAAGATACAGCAACTCGAAAGGGTGAACGTGAGCAGGATCGGACTGATCGTCTTGCTCGGGAAACTGAAGCAGAAAAAGTTAGGATCCAAGAGCGTCAAGATAGACTAGCTCAACAACTCCAAGAGAATGCTCTTAGAGATGCAGCCTTTGGGCAAAGTCAATTGAATGCTAATAGGCCTTCTATGACTAGTTTGTCCGGTGGTGGATTGGCTGTGATGGATCCTCGCGCTGGATCTATTAATCTTGTAAATCCCGGAACTGTTGGTTTTGGAACTATGCCGGGCACTGCTCCATCTACGCGCCAGGTTTATCCGCAGGTTAAAGCTCCCGTTAATCCCGATGGTAGTGGCGGTCAAGTTGATCGTGGTACAGGTGCTACGTTAGGCGGGCCTTTGCCTGTTGATGCGGGTGCTACTCCTGCGCCTCGCGTTACTCCTCCTCGATCAGGCTTGATGGATATGATTGGTGCTGGCGCTGAGAATGTTGCAGGCGCTTTGGGTCTTGAAGGAATCTCACAAATTCCTGCTGAGCTAGGAGACTTGCTTACGCGTGATCCTAAGGAACTTGAAAAAACTGCACGTTCGCGTGCGCGTTACATGAATCCTTCCATGCAGCGAACTTACTAACATGACACAAGAACAATATCAATGGCTCAAGAATAACGGATACGATCCGGCTGTTCATGACGTAGATGATCAGGGTAATATCTTTGAGAACCCTATTAATCAGCCGCAGCAGAAAGAAGTAATGTCGCCGCTTCGAGCGGGGCTTACTTCGTTTGCGGGTAACCTGTTGCCTAGTGCGGCTGGTCTTTATGCAGGTGCACAAGCTGGCGGTCTCGGTGGCTCGATGTTTGGACCTGTCGGCACTATCGTAGGCGGCATCGGTGGCGGTCTCGCTGGCGGCTATGGCGCGGGTAAGCTTCAGGAGAAAGCTCTTGAAGAGTTTGCTCCCGGTGCGGCTGAAGAGATGGCGAGGGCGCAACGTGATCAGCCTGTTGCTTCTTATGCTGGCGGATTTCTGCCTAACGCTTTGGCACTTAAGCCGTCGTTTGGCGGTATCAAAGGACTTGCTGCGCCGTTGATGAGCATGGAGAAAGAAGCTGCCCGTGCGGCTTTCACTCCGGCAGCTCTTAACGTGGGAGCAAACGTAGCTGGCTCGACGGCTGGACAGCTTATCGACGTGGCTCAAGGCGGAGAGTTCTCTGTGCCTCGATTCGCAGCGGACGTTGCGTTGGGAAGTGTCTTCTCTGATCCCAATAAGCTCGGTCGGCGTTTTGGATTGCAGGCTTTGAAACCTGATGTTGCTGCGCCTGAGCAAGCAATGGATCTTGGGGCGCTTCGTGCCACTGAGGGAATGACTCCTAGTGAGGTTGAGATGTTTAAGACTCGACCTGAGATGGAATGGTGGAAGCAGCCTGAGTCTACACGTATCGAAGATATTAAAAAAATTGCCAAGCAATCTAAAGCTGAGATGCCTAAAGGTATGGCTGAAGAGCTTGCTGGCTTGCCTGAGGTTTATGCTGTCATTCAGGATCCTAAGAAGTTTCCGGAGTTCTTAGCGTCTTCACTGGAAGAAGCTTTGAATGCGTCGCATGAGCGTTCTGTGCAGCGTAAGTTCTTGAGTCCTGAAGAGCGTGCAGACATTGCTCGGATGGATGAAAGCAAAAGTGCGTTGGCTGCGCAGAAAGGTACGCCTGAATATCGAGGCGAACAGATGGGTGCCTTGCGTGAGCGCTCTCAAGCTTTCACGCCTGAAGGCGGTAGTCGCGTGGCTCCTGAAAGCTGGACTCCTGAAGTCGCTAGACCTACTCGTGCGGCCGTCACGACCGAAGAGATCCTTGGGCGTCAGTCTCAAGCGGCTAAGCCTGTTGACGAAGGCATCTCACTAGAGCAAGCTCTCAAGCCTACGCCTGAAGAAGTTGCTAAGGCTGAGAAGATTCAAGCTGATAATGCTCGCGTTGAGGCTGAGCAGAATGCTGCTGAGATTCGGAAGATGCAGGATCTTGATGCCGCACAGGCGTTGAGTGATGAAGCTGCTGCGCGTTTGCAGAATTTACAGGCGCGTCAGGATGAGTTGCTGAAGCTTGCTCAGCGTGCGCCGTCTGTCGTTCGTAAAGGTGTTGCTGAACAAGGCGCACCAGACATCGCTCAAGCTAAACAAGAACTCGCTGACGCGCGTGCTATTGCTGCGGATTTATACGCACGCTTACAGAAAGCTGGTGGCGAAGGCTTGATGAGTCAGGCTGATCTTGACGCAGCTACAAAGCTTGCAGCTCAACGAGGTTTGCGTGTTCTTACTGCTACGCCCGAGCAACAAGCTAAAGGCATTCGTGGCGCTTATGTCGTCAATGAGAATGGCGAACGTGTTATCTACATCAATCCTTTTGCGGCCACAGCCGACACTGCGATCCATGAAATCGGTCATGATGTGTTTAAGAGATCACCTAATGAACGGATGCGGCGGTCGCTGATGGACACTGCGATGGATTCTGAAACGTACAAGCGTGAGCTTGAGTATCGTTTGAAAGAAGGCAAGACACAAGATCAAGCTCAAGACCTTGCACTCGAAGAAGGTCTCGTTCAGGCCTTTGGCGAACAACATCCTAACGTCAAGCCCGGCGAGATTCGTCAGTGGTTTAATGCGCTCAAGTCTTCAGTGAAGAGCATGGTCGGGATGAAGATATCTCCTGAGGATGCGCTGGCTTGGATGCACTATGCTACGACTGAGGCTGTGCCTTGGAAGGGTGTAGCTGCAGCTAAAGCTCAAGCTCCTACAGAAGACACACTCAGTCAAGAGACTCGCTATCAGCGTGGACTTCTGGAAAAGATTCAGACTCCTTCAGAGATGGACGCTTTGATTCAGAAAGGCGGACCGTTTGAGCGTGTTGGTAGCACGATACGTGATGCATCTAACACTCGCGACTATAAACAGGGCGAGTGGTCGAGCAAGTATTCTCTCGCTACTAAGTTGCGACCGGATGATCAAGTGCGTTTGTTTAATCACTTAGCACAGGAGTTTGATTCGGGCGTTCGTTCGGCCCCAGCGACAGAGCTTCGTGCTGCCTATGATCAACTGCGTAACGAGTATCTTCCGGCGATCGTTAACGACTATAACACAGAAGGCTTTACTGTGCGCGACACAGCAGGTCAGCGTGCGCGTGGCACTAATCCTACATACATTCCGTTGCACGCTATCGCGGATGAAGTCAAGACTATCCTTACAACGCTGCAAGGATCGCCTGAGTATAAAAAGCTTGAGAATGATTTTAAGCAATGGAACACGCAGCTTCGTCAGGCCGACGGCGCTACTCTTCAAGAAGCTCAGAACTACGCGAATGAGAAGTTTGAAGAGAAGATACAGATCACAGCTAAGACACCCGGAATCGAGAGCGGCATTCCTTTCTCTGGTGCGCGTAAGCCTGAAGGTTATCCGTTGCCTCCCAGTTGGCGCAGTACGGATTTAATTAGCAATCTCGACAACTATACGAAGCGATCTGCTACGGACTTTGCTTATCAGAAACACGTTGAGAGTTCGCCCGAAGCGATGGCTGCTCTAGGTGCAAAGACGATGGTGAATAACCAACCGATCCCAGCGAATATTCTTGCAGCTACACCTAACGTAATCAACAACGATAGCGTGCAGTCTGTGCTGCGTGAGTATCGAGGCACACCGGCGCAGAAAAACGAGGGCGTGTTGTCGGGCATTGGGCGTTCGGTTAGTGCCGCGACAATAGGTCCTGTCTCAAAGGTGGGCGACATTGGAACCTCCTTGATTAAGGGATTGGTTTATATGCCCGCTGGTGAATACACTTCAGGCTTGATTGACTTTACTAATCGGCTTGGAGATTGGGCGGCGTTGAAAGAACGCTCTTACGCGTCGGGCCTGAACAAACGAGATGCTGCTCAAAACATGCGTCAAGTTCTAGGAATCGCTGAGGATTCTGTAAACTTTATGGATAAGGTTGCCCGTGTGATCTCGAAGGGCACGGGGCTTAATCAGTTGGAATCTGTAGCGCGCACAGTAGCACAGGCTTGGGGCGAGACTGTTGTTAAATACAACAAGACTCTTGCACTTGGTGGCGATAAGAACGCATTGCAGATGCTAGACACGCTCAGTCCTGACTGGCGTACTCGTTCGGACGCTGATCTATCGGCGCAAGTTGGACGTTTGCTGCAGGGTTCTTATGACATGCGACAACTTCCTGCTTCTGTTCTTGAGGGCGCGGCCGCTCCTTATCTGACGTGGAGCAAGTGGAGCATTGGACAGTATGATTCGTTTGTCAAGTATGCTATGAAGCCTGCAATGCAAGGCAACGTCAAGCCTTTGATTGGGCAGATGCTGATTGGTGTGTTGGGCGGCGGAGCTGTTAGTGCGGTGCAGGAATGGTTGAACAACCGTCAAGGCAAAGACATATCGTGGAAAGAACTTGAGAGCTGGATGCAGCAGAATCAAGGGCAGCTTGGCTCTGATGGCGGGCAGCTTCTTGCGCAGAAACTTCTTACGATGGCACAGAAGCTAGGCACGTTCGGATTCGCTGGCGATATTGCAAAGATGACGGTGGATGCAGCGTCTGGTGGATCTGCTCAGGGCATAGCGACGATGCCTGCGCTAGATGCGATCTATGATGTGAGCAAGCGGGCTGCGGCAGCGGCTAAAGCATTAGATGATGGTGAAGACTTTGGCTTGGTCTTGAAGGCTTTGCTTAAGGATTCAGTGATCGGACATATGCAGGTTGCTCGTGTGGCGCGTAACTGGTTAGATGAGGATGAGAATCTGCGCTATGATGATCGGCGTAGTCGACGGTTGTATGATGAGTTGTCGGGCTTGCCTAGTAAGGGCGGTGCGTTTGCTGTGAATTATAGTAATTTGAGCGAGCGAGAATTTGAACGGGGAGATATTACGGAGAAGACCGGCGAAGAGGCATTTGATTTGGTATCGAGAGCGCGTGAAAGCGCAACGTCACCAGAAGATTATGCGAGCCGGATTAGAAAGTTGAAGACGAGTCAGAATGCTATCATGCCCTCGATGGAAAGGCAGCCACAAAAGGCGGCGAGATACCTGAGCTTTGTCGAAGGCGCAGAGTCAGGAAAGGGTGGCGAGACACTGAAGCGATACTATACACGACAGGATGAAGACAAGTATCGGAAGAGTTTGATTGAAGGAATGTCTGGGATAAGATAAAATTAAACAACAAAAAACCCGCTCTGCTTATCACAGGGCGGGTTTTCTTTTGGTTATCTAGTATAAGGCTCGCCGGGATGTGCTTGCGCGTGTTCGGCAAAGCGTGCATAGGCGGCAAGATCGACGTAGTTATCGGGATGATAGACTCGCGTGGATCGTTGAATTTTAAATGCAACCATCATAAGCTCGACGACGTGCGGCGGAATTACTGTGGGCAATGTGATGCCGTAATGTTGTTGAAGAATGCCCGTCCAGCTTAGGCCGATGTTGCTGTGGCTGTGGTGCGCTTCTCCGTAGATTTGACCGCGCTGTTGGATGGTTGATGAAACAATGTCTTCTGGCTTACTTAGCTCCATAATATTCTATGTTGTTTTCTTTTATCCGACATATACGATCCATCGTTATCAGATCATCTAAGACGCGAGTGAGTTCGTCTGGGGTTTTGATTGACTGATAGAAACGGATAAAGATTGATTTCTTGGTTATCTTGTTACAAGATTTGATATAGCGACAGATATCCTCTGTCAGCTTTGCACTCTCATTGCGGCCCATTCCTACGAAGGGAATGTGCATATCCTTTTCGAGCCGCGCAAGATGGGCTGTGGCGTTCTCTGCATCTTGTAGCGTTATCACCATGTCCGTCGTGCGGGCAAAGTGTATGGCAAAGAGGATCTTCTGATGATGGAGATTCTTGCGGCCATAGTATTCATCCAGCATCGGATGCTTGTTCGTATGGATTAGATTCGGATGCAGCTCGAAGTGATGGTGAATGTACTCTTTAGCTTCGTCGTTTAGAGTGACAGCTCCATAGACTTTTGTGAGTTCCCGGATGTAAGACTGAAGCCGAGCCTTAGCGGCTTTCTGGTCGTCGCTAAGCGGAGGAATGGAATATAAATGGAAACGCTTCTCGATCCCATAGACGATAATCGTACGTGCCATAAAACCGTCCGAGAGAATATCTTGATTCTGCAGACTTTGAAACTTGCCGAGTGTCGTGTTGCCGAGCAGACTGATACACATATTTGTGCAGAAGTCTGTATCGCTATGCTTAAGTTTTCGGACGTATTTCTTTCCACCGTTATAAGCTTCGAGAAGAAAGTCGGAGAGTTGCTCTGCATTTTTCTTAAAGATAGAGGTTAGCTCGTCGAGGATGAAGACGAGAGAGCTGTGATGATATGCTTTTCTGCGATTCTCTGCGTCGATGTATCTGTGAAGATAAGCCACGCGCGAGGTCTCTTGCGTAAACTGTTCGAACGTGGTGCTGTTTGGTGCGATATAGATCAAAGGTTGCCGTGCGCCTTTGCGATTTGTTTCTGCGTCTTCGCCGAGAAGTTCGGCGGCGAGATCATTCTCTGGTTCTTTGATGTCGGCTGGGATTTCGAGTAGCTCTTTCATCGGGCTTGTGATGAGCGACTTGCCCGCCGAGGCAGGGCCGATGAATGCGATATACTGATTAGGGAATACTGCGTGGAAGTCTAAGTCTCCAAACCAAACGCGCCTCTGAAGGGCTGCGCCGATCATGAAATAGAAAGCAGCATCCACAAATGGTTGTGGGCTTTGTACGTCCTTTGTGTACAAGCACCAGTCTTCATAAAGGCTCATGCAAGTAAGCGAGTCTTACAGAGTTTTTGCGGATTTGTAGTGTGGTTATAACGTCGAAACCTTCAAGCTTCTCTAAGTTCGGATCGAACTCGCTGGGCAAGTGGGTCTCATGTACGATAACGACCGAGGGCGGCGGCAGGTTAGGCGGCCACTCTTTTACCTTTTCACGAACGGCATTCGTGATCTGAGTGATTCGGTCGTTTGTCTGTCTCATATCTAGGTAGTGGGCGGGAGCTTTTCTTGGGCCGCTTTTAGGCTAGATCTCTCATCCCGTTTGGGTTCTCTTTAGAATACTTGCCCCAGTTCTTTCCGGCTTGGGCCTCTGATTTCATGGTGAAGTTTATTCCATCTCGGCCGGTGAGAGATATTGCGAGGCAATCCTGCATGAGCTTCGCTGTTGTGCCGATATCATTATCGAGAACCAGCGCCAGAAAAGAGTCATGTTTATTGTTAATCGCCGGTAGCGTATTGCTTGGGCGTTCTCTGTTATACCTATTAATCGCGGCGTGAGTGATACACCCCACGGTGGACTGAGGAATCCATGAGATGCCTTCCCTGATATAAGAGTCAGTAATAGTTCTCTCGAACCTACGCGGATAACCAAATAGATTCCGGAGCTCACGTTTAGCTCTAATGTTAAATTCAATTTCATCTTGCCATTCTATGATTTCGGGGAACAGTGTTGCGAAGAATCCAAGAAAGACTTTGCATTCTTGGAGACTGAGAGTCAAGGTGCCGTGACTCTGTTTGAGTGTCTGAAGCTGGAAGGTCCGCTCACGCATTCTATAAGAGGAAGCATGGCAGACCATCTTGCCGATCTTGTATTCTTTATCGGAGGATTTGATTGCTTTATCGAGCGGCTTCCAGTCTGGATCTTTTCGGAGTTCGCTTGGACTTAGGCTTTTCCAATAGCTTGGACTTTTCCCGGCGAGTGGCCATTCGTTTTGCATACTCTCACAGAAGATATGCAGAGCGATGAAGGTATGAGGCTTGATGCCTACGTTGAATAGCTCACGATACTTACCGGGGCGCGTGAGGTTGGCCACGATCAGAGCCTCTGCGCCGCTCTGGTCGCACTGTACGAAGCTCAGACCGGCTGGGGCGATGTAGATATCGAGGGCTTCTTTATCTGGATTCTGGAGATTCGCTCCGTAGTCGCCGAGGAACTGTCCGCTTGCAAGTCGGAAGCTTCCTGTGCCTGCTACTTTAAGCGAGGTGAGACAGTGGATGTGAGGTTGTGGCATAAGTTAAACATCCTCACGCCATCCAATAAACGACGCATTGAACGGGCGACCGTCGTCTGTGAGGTTGAGATACTTGATCGTCGCTTTCTTTTGGAAGTGATAATTGGGCGCGATAAACTCCTCGCGCTCTTCATCGGTGAAGCCCGTGCCGACTTCGAACGTCACGCCCCTTGAGGTGATGAACTTAAGTGCGCCTAGTTTACCCTTGCACTTGCCTTCGTCAGACATCACTCGACCAATGCACTCGAACTCCGCATCGAGGAAAGCTTTGCGCTTCTGAAGGTTCATCGTCGAGCGTTCTTTCTCGCCCTGTGGCATATAGGATCCGAAGACACTCTTGAGCATCTGGCCTTCATAGTTAAGGGCGAGATACTTTTCATAAGCCTTATCGAGTTCGATGCGTGACTTGCAGATTTCCCAGTCGATAAGATACATTCCGAAGGAAGTGTGATCATCACGGAGAATCTTGTCTAGCATAAGCATACGCGTCATGGCGTTGAACTTAGGCTCTACGATGTCGAATGCGTTGAAGGTTATCTTCTGGGCATTGGGGCCGGGATATATGCGAGTGACGGCCACTGCGCTATTGATAGACTGAAGGCTCATGCCGTGACAATACAACTCGCCGTCGATGATATAGTCTGTCTTTGGCGAATTGATGTAGCGGAGAACTTGATTGTTCCAACGCTTGCCGTCTCGTGAATAAAAGCCTTGGCCGGGAAGATACATACATCTTAGGCCGTTAAGCTTTGGCATTGAGATCACGTGGCCGAACTTCGATGCGTCATATACGGCGGCGCGCATGAACGAGGCTGCGATTGATTCGTCTTTTATTTTAATATCTTGCATAGTTTTGTTAAATTAATATTCCCAAATCCACTGTTGAAATCCTAACATACCCTTTAGCTTAACCATACGACGCATCTCGAAGATCACATCAATGGCTACGTTCTTAGGGTGCTTGATCTTGATCTTATAGAGAGCATCCCCAGCGACCGAGGGTGCGCCTTTGTCTGTTGTTTTCTCGGCCTTGTAGTGCATTTGACCATGAAGATATTTCACTACTTGATCCGGACTGCCGGGATTAAGGTCAAAGCCTACGAGAATTCTCAAGACGCGATTGAGCTGTTTGTATCTCTCTTCACAGCGTCTGACGATATAACCCCGCTTGACGGGATCGAAGTGCATTCCGTGGAGGGACATGAAGGCATAGTCTGCGAGGGATTGACTAGCTTGATCGACCGAGTCTTGAAGTCCACGGTCCCTTGAGATGAGATCAATCTGACCGTAGTAAATTTCTCGGAGGACAATAACGTCTTTAACATTGTAAGCGCGGAGCTGCTCAAATTGTGCTCTATTTCTAGGATCAAAGTTTCCTGCTTCATCTTTATGAAAGGGCCTGTTAGAAAAAAGCGTTGTTTGATGGGCCAGAGACTTCTCAGCCTCCGGAAAGATTCGATGGCCCGCGACCATGGTGTCATAGATATCATGGCCGAATGGGATTTTGTAGAAGGCTGCGAGAAAGCATAAGTCAAATAGAGCATTGTGAATTACTACGCGGCGCTTCTTCATCTCTCTTATGAAGCGAGCAAAGAAAACCACACCAACATTAAGATTGCCACCCCAATCATACACGGGAACAGAATAAACAGGGCTATCTCCGCATGCGATGGCGAGACAGGTGAGGGTGTTGGTCTTGGGGTGAGTCTCAATGTCGAAGAAGATTGGACCTTCGTGGTCGAAGACACGACAGGCGTCTTCTGCTCGATGGCAGTTGTAGACTTGGGGTTCAGGTTGAACTTTTTGGGGGTCATATGTTAGGAGTTTCTTTACGTCTTGCGCGAACCAAAAGCTATAGTTAGATCGTTTCGTCGGGCTTGTGCTTTTGCCATCGTCTTTATCTAGGATGTCTTCGCCGTCGCCTTCGCCATCAAGGGCATCTTCCATAGCCCACGCGTCTACGCAGTCTTGTGGCCAATAGGTTACGATGTATTGGGTTTTGTTTGTTGAGGTATAGACTACGCCGCGGAAAGCATCTAGGGTTTTATCTTTGGCGAGCGGCAGAAAGTCTAGGGCTTTAGCTCCGGCAAAGATGATCTTCTTGATTCCGCTTGGTTTGTTTGCGTTCTTGAAGAAATCGTCGGCAAAGGTTACAAAAATAGCAGATGGATTATCCAGGTCAAGATTATGATAAGCCAACACAGAACGAACAAAATCTCCGGCGGGTCCGAGAAGGATGCCGTTGTTTTCTTTATCAAATCGCGAAGGTCCATGTAGAACAAGAGCTATCATTGGAGCATGAATATATCAATACGTTTTCCGCTCTCGGTTTCTGTGTGATAGACTTTTTTATGATCGCTGTCAGAATACCTACTATGCGCATTTGTATGATCCTTTACAAATCTGAGACTTAGTATGTTGCATATTTCGTTAATGAAAGGTATTCGACAACTTGTCTTGTGAGGATAAATAATAATGTCAAGATCTTTCTCAGAAGATCCTTTGAACAGCACACTTCCTGTAAGTGCTGTGTGTACGTTATGGTCGAGGAGGAGTCTATTTGCTTGACAGCACCAAGCTAAACCTGCTTCAAATGTCCACATAAATAAAGAGTTAATTTTAGATAAAAGAAAAGGCAGACTATTTCCGGTCTGCCAGCGGTACGAGTAGGATGTATGTCTGAGGAAAGAAACCTCTTAGAAAGTCTCGCGGTCTCTCTAAGAGGCGCGTGTCTAGTTGATAGCAACCACTCTATCGCATAGACTTAAAATTCGCACAAGAGAGCGGCGGTACCCTTGACTTGAGAGAAGTCAAACTGGGTGTTGTATCGCTTGATGATGGCCTCTCCGTTCTCGTCGCGCTTTGCGAACTTGATATCGCGAGAGTTGGAAGGATCGTCGCTCACGTATTCCGGCTGCGACTGAACGAGCATATTGAAGGCATGACCTTGCAGAGTGGACAACGCGTCGGCTACGTCGATGTCGCTGTAGTCTTCGGGCAAACCATCATACAGACCGATAACCTGCAGCGGCGTGGCAAGAAGTTCGAGGGCAGAGTCAACGCCATTCTTGTTCTCTAGCATGATGTACATGTTGCCCTTTGCACCGAGGGTCTTATAGGTTGTACCGGCGGCGATAGCAGTCTCGGGCGCAACTATCTCGCACTCACAGACAACCATCTTGAAACCCTTTGCACTCTGGCGCGTCTCGGTGCGATGCACGAGAACCTTATACACGTTGGCGGGGATGAAACCGAGCTTGACTTCTGTACCTTTTTTCATTTTAGTTTTGTTTGTTTTATTTGTTATTGATTATCACTATCACCGACAAATGGGGAGGAGCTTTTCGTGGGCCAGATTATTGGATTCTGTTTTTAAGAATATGATCAATCGTTGTTCTTAGCATTTGATCCGTAGAATAATGAAAGTCATACTCTCGGGCTAATTGAGTCGCATTATGTATAAGACCTTGGTAGTTGTTGATGTCGAAGCTATAGACATAACCCGTAACATTGCCATCAGAGTTCTGTTTGACTTTAAGAATCAAGCGGATCTCGGCTTCTTGTTCTCGATATTGTTTTAAGGCTTCTTGTCCACAATATAGTTTGGGTTCAGTTTGTTCGCTCATAATTCTTAAGGTTTAAGGCTTAGCCAATTCAACAGCAATCTTATTCAACGCTTTGACAACACAATTCTCCATCGGATTAGGAAGACCCCAGAAGATAGGAGTCTTTGCGGTGGTCACGCCGTCGGTCTGAGTGGCGAAGAAGTATTGTATGGTATCGCTACCTTTCTCTTTCTTTGCATACACGGACCAGACCGCGAGACACTCTGACTCGATGCCTTTGTTCGCCCACTCTTTACCTTGCACGTAGAGACGGCGACGAGTTGTCATACTGCCGTCGAGGCCTTGGATTGGGACAATTTCCTCTAACCCCGTAATGATGACTGTCTTATCTAGCGACTTGAGATTCGTACACAAGGTCTGGATTCCATCATTGTAGTTCTTCCAGATATCAAACCCTTTGTACATCATCTCGCACTTGACCTGAAGCTGGTCGATGGCGGCGGTGATAGAGTCGATCACGACCAGATCTTTCGTCGTGTCTTTCTTGATCTTGTTCAGCTCGACCGTGAGCTTATCATAGCTGTCGATCGGAATGACCAGTCCTTCAGTGCGCACTCGAAAGGGCATACCTTTACGCTCGGCATCGAGGATAACTGTTCGCGTGGGATCTACGTTACGGAAGGATGTAGACTTGCCGCAGCCGCTCGGACCGACGAGAGCGATCAGGGTCTTGGGCCATTGAGGTTTTGGAGTTGGGATTGTTGGGGATGTTGTAGTTTCCATTTTATTTAGGCTTGGCTATATTACCAAGAAAGGGGTTCGTACTTTACGATGTCGCACTCAGACAGGAAGAGTTCGACTTGCGTAGCGTTGTCTGCAAAGCATAGACGCTTGAACGGGCACGAAGGACAGGCGTTGATGAGCTTGCCACTAGGCGGCGGGAGCTTATCTTTTGCCATCGCATTGTTGATGTCTTGAGAGAACAGAACGATGTTCTTCTCTAGCTCCTTGCCGAACTCTTCTAGTTGTTCGCCGGAGAAACTCCAGTCGGGACCGACGCGCCAAGCTGGAGCGGGCAAGGATATCTGAACGACCAGAGTACGGATCACCATGCGGCGATACCATGCAGCGTTGGCGTAATTGATATCGTCTTTGAAGATATCATAGGCAAACTTTTGGAAGATGTAATAGTAATAAGAGAACTGCGTGTCGCCTTCGTAGCCCGCGACTGCGTCCTTGAATGCGTACTTGCGCGTGGTCTTATAGTCGGTGATCTGAAGGATTCCGGCCGGGGTTATAGAGAGAAGATCTACGGTGCCGACATAGGCAAAGCCCGGACGTTCTAGGTGAGGAAAGTTAAAGTGCAACTCTGCGCCTCGGAGGTCGCCGAACTTAAGCGGCGTGGGAAGTTGTTGCAGAGGCGCGGCGGTCAGAGCTTTCTTGATCTGATCTTGATCCTTCGCAGAGAGATTCTTCTCCTTAGCTTCTTTGAACGCGGCGAGACATGCATCTTGCCATGCTTCTCCGCTGCGGTCAAAGGCTATGTTCTCTGCGAACTTGTGAATGATCTTACCGACAGTGAGAGCAGTGATGTCTTGCTTCGGCTTGAGGCCGAGGAAGACTGTGAGAAACCAACGGCGCGGACAAGCTGCGATCTTTAGACCAGATGCGTTGATGGGAATGACGGCGGGGATTCCTTTGTGAGGTAGGTCTTGATAGGTTAGTTGCATTTTGAGGATGTTTTATTTTGAGGAGAAATAGATAGGGCTTTTTAGGCTAACCCCAAGCCAAAGATTACTTAGCCCTCTGGCCGAGCTTATACGTGCGCTGCTCGCTTTCGTCAGCTAGGCCTTGAAGGAAGTTTATTGTTCCAGAAGATGCACCTTTGCAGCAGTTATCTACTTCCTTCTGGATGCGCGCTTCTACTTCAAGGAAAATCTTAGGCCATTTGTTGAGCGGCTCTAGGTCACAGAGCCACTTCGCAAGATCGGCGGCTTTGATGTTGCCGTCTGAGATGTTCGGAGATTCGCCCAGTCCGATCATTCGCTCGATGACTCCATCGTAAGCTGTCTCGTAGGTTCCATACAGATCCCCAAGGAACTCATGATCCTCGAAGAACGTAGGGCCTTGAACGGTGTTGTGTTTTTCATGCGCGGTAAGTTGGGCCGCGCGGAATAATGTAGCTAGATTGTGCATTGTATGAGAAAGAAAAGAAGCTACCCGATGCGCGTCCCTAGGGGAAACCATTATGAAACCCTATTGCAAGAACAGCTTGCAACGCACCGAGTAGCTTCAAAGATTATTTTTATATTTGAAAGTAAAGCCAAAGCATTTTTGGCCTCGCTTAATTCTGTGAGAAACTGCCGAAGGATTGAGTCCTAATGCTAAGGACGCTTCTTTGGAGGAAGCATACTCTTCGCCAGTTTCTACACATATCACAGATTTCTGTAAATGTTTTCCAGCATTAGGATAAGTAGTTTTAGATCGATTTTGATTGTTCTCTAAACATGTTACAAAACGGCAGTTACTAGGTTCGTAGTTACCATCATTATTTATGCGATCTAATTGAAGACCTCGTTCAAATCCATTAGCTGTTGCCCACTTTGCAAAAGCCTGGAAGTTGTTTACCCATTCATGGCAGACTGTTATACCTCTACCACCATAACGATTCCAGCTTTTGTAAGCTGGGTATTTACAACGCATAATCATACAACGATAAACATTATAGAGTGGTGTTTCTTTTCGAGCTTTCGTGCAAGGAAACCACGATTGCTCAAATGTTATAGAAATTTTTGCGTTGATGTTAAACATACTAAGACTTCTTAAACTTGAAGTTCATCGTCTGATTGATAATTGATTGCACATCAATACCACGTAACAGAGGATCGTTAACAAGGTCTGCAACATTAGTGCCGGTTGGGCGGGTGTGAGGAAAGTGTCTGAGCAAGAACTTCTCTAGCTCTTTGTCTGTCATCTCTTCGACTGGTTTAGGTAGGCCGAGAAGGAGATCGAGTTCGTTGAGAGATTGATTACTCATAGGTCATAGAACAATACAACAGAGTTTCTTGTGCACGATTCCAGTGTCTGTCATATCTTCGAATGCATCTTCCGGAGTATTGTGTAACATGGTTGAGAACCATGCGCCGTTGAAACTGTATTGATAGCAGTAGAAGTAATGCTTCTTTGGCGGTGCGTGTTGTTCTTCTACGACGGTGGCGTGTGTGACATTATCACTGGTGGTTTCTATAGTCTTCATATAGGTTTGTAAATCTGTCCGCTCTTTGTCTGATAGTGCTTGGGAGTTTAGCAAGAGTGTAACCTCTGCGAGAGTAAGCTGCAAGTCCAATATTCCACGCGGCGTAAACATCCTGTGGGTTTGGATGCTTTGTTTTTTTGAGGAGACATAGCTTGAGTTCAAGCCAGCATAGATGCGCTTTAGCGCAGCGCCTTGCTTCTGCTGGAACATGGCGCATATCTTTCTCGTCAGGGAAATGCTGTCGCCAGACGGCGCGTTTGATTTGATAGCGTGAGAGTTCACCGTGTCGGCCTTTGGCTTTGTCATTGTCGTTGCTTTCGATCTGGCTAATGGCTCGGAGCTTTGCTTCAAAGTCTTGATGCAGCGCAATGAGTGTTGTTTCTGTGGCGAGGATTGTTATGGCTAGCATGAGAGATTTCATAGCGGTGGCCAGAAGTAAGGTAGATTGTCGGGTATGTTTGGAAAGTGTGGTCTATAGTAGTCTGCTTTCTTGCGGATCAGATTACTCTGATGTGTCTTGTGTAGATAACAGCCGAGCCAGTGTGGCTGGATGACGTAAGGATATGTTAGGATCTCTCGTTCAAAGTGAGGCAGGAGATTGTCAACGTAGCCACGCCGACGGGCTTCTTGACAGATCTTGATGGAGTAAAGACATAGCCAAGCTTGATAGTTTTTGACCATGCGCACGGCGGGATGGCTAGCCCAACCGCTTGACTTACCTTGTAGGGTGTTGAGGATTTGATAGCTCTCGACACGCTGTTTCATGAGCCGCTGGGTATCGAGGACGCGGGCAGACTGTTCGATGTCTGCGTAGGGTAGGAAGATTTGCATTCTGTTATTTTATTCCAGACCTTTCAACATCTCCTCACTCATCTTCATAATGATAAGCTCGGTGGGCGTGGTCTCGATGATGATTGTGTTGTCTTGCATCGCAAGCTGCCGCGCATATTTCTCTGCGCTTGTGGTGTAATTTTGCCAGCTCGCCTGTGATCCGATCTCTCCGCTGTTGATGAACTCTACGATCTGATCGCGGAAGACATCTTCGTTGAAGACGAAAGGATCTTCGTCGGTGCCGCCCATTAGCGGAACCATTGCATCGAGGATGTTGTCGATAGGTTCGACGAGTTCGATGATGAGGTTGACTTTGCGCACTGAGATCTGCACTTTCTCGGAGAGCTCAGACACGAGCGGCATATCGTCTTCGTGGATCTGGCCGCGAAGAACCCCGATGCCTTTGTCTACGATGAATGCTTTGCCCTGTGACAGGCGAGCGCGCACGGTCTGAGGCTGCTGTCTTAGCGTGAGAGTGTTGATCGTTGCTTTCTTGCTGGGAATCTTCGAGAGCTTAACGACCATCTGTGCGAACTGAACCGCATGCTTGATGTCATAGTAAGGCCAGCCTTGCTTGCGTTCGGTCTTGTTGAGTAGGCGCTCGGCTTCTTGAAGAAGCTTAGCTGGGTCGTGTTGTGGTGGTGGATTTGTTGGGTTGAATATGTTCATCTTATTGAGCTTCCTTAAAGCCTTGCCATATGTCTTTCCTGCGGGCCGCGCAGTCTTCGTAAGTGAGTTCTTCTGCGAGTTCCTCTAGTCGGTTGATGCGCTCTCTTAGGTCTCTGATCTCTGTCTCTTGATTGTCGTAAACAAAATCATTCCAAGCTGCGGCTGCTTTGTCGTTTGCGTTCACAGCTTTGCCTCCTTGGCTTTGCGCCAGATGTTTGTGCATTCAGGAAGATACCCGCGAATAACGGTTATCCATATTCGCATCGCATCACCAGCCTCATCCAACCGCTTGATGCGCTCTAAAAGTAGAGGTACTTCCCGCTGAATAACTTTACGCTGAGACTCTCCGAGTTTCGCTCCAAGCATTGTTGCGACGGCGTTGGCATCCCATTCGCGTTCAACCTCCAATGCCGACTCCTTCCATTCATCCAACCGCTTGATGCGTACATTCAAGTCATCCCGCTCTTGAGACACTTTGAGATTTATATCGCATATTTTATTATTTAATGATTTCAATTGCTGCGAGGCCTCCTCCAGCCGCTTGATACGGTCCTCTAGCCGCTGGTTTTCTTTGACTAGATCATCGCGCTGTTTCCAAATCCGGTTCATCATAATTTCATCTACACTCACAGCTTGGCCTCCTCAACGGATTCATAGGTCATCGCAAATATGTCAGGCTTGCACGGATAGTGTTCGCCCTTCACGCCAGTGATGATGTAGTCGCCGGGAGTAACAATGTGTCCGCCCTCTAGCGTGGAAATCCATCCAAGTGTGGTGTCCTCTGGTCCAGCAAAATAGACGTTTACCATAGGATGATCGCCATGCTGGAACCATTGAGTGGCTTCAATTACGATGGGTTTCTTGCGGTATTTCATAGCTCATCCTCCTTATTTATCAGCTCAAACAATTCATCTCTTACGCGAAATTTTACGACCGCCTCAATCAATCCTCCGTCAGACGATTCTCTCGCTTGTTCAGATTTTGCGTCGATTGCCGCGTCAATGTATTCCAATAGTTTGGTCAGTAGTTCTTTGTTCATTTACATTCCTTCCATTTGAACTGAGGTTTACCGCTTGCGTCGTTTGTGTAGTAGGCAACCCCTGCGAGGATGGCTTCTTCTCTCAGTGCCGTGTCACCTCTGGTGAATCCTAAGATAATTCCGAAGATAAACATACTCACAGCAACTGCGCCTGTGAGTTTTGCTAAAGTGTCGTCACTCATTTCGATTCCTCCCATTTGCCAATCGTGCGGAGGAAAGCCTCTGCGCGTTGGGATGCGGTGGCGGATATTCCTAAAGCGGTTCCTCCGGCACAAATATTTGTTAGATGCTCAACAAACTTCCACCAATCATTGTTGTTCATTGCCTTCTCCGCCTCATGCATGGCGTTGAGGTCGTTGAGGTAGTCTGGAAGGGTTCGATAGTTGAGATGGTATTTTTTCCAGTAGAAGTTGTTTGGATCTTTTGGCCATGAAGCGTCCCCGTGCCATGTCCACCCACACGCTTCCGCGATAGCAATACGCTGTTGTTCTGGTGTCATATATTTATTCTTTAACCTCCACAATAAAATCAAAGTTCATTTGCCAACTATCACTCAGTCTGTTATATGTTTCCTTACCTATCTTCCATGTTCTTGGATCTCTTTTAGATTTGGTATGTCTACATTGTATAGTTACAGTATCCATATCTTTGAACGCCTTGTTTCTTAGCGTGTGATCGGGCGGCAGTTCATGCAGTTTGTATAGCATATTCAGGTAGTTCTAGTTCTCCGAGTTCTCTCTTTAGGAGAAGGTTTCTTAGAGCTCGAACATTCCCAAAGGAGAATGTCTCGTCGCCGAAGTGTTCGCGCTCGCCAATAGGTGTCCAGTTTTCTTCTTCGATGATAGCCGCTGCGACACATCTGATCTCTTGAACTCCGCGATCCTTCAAGCTGAATGTCTTCAGCCCGAGTTCGTTGATGCGGAAGTAAAGATCCTCTCTGAACGTGCCTTCCTTTACCATCTTCAACAAGTCACGATTTGTGGCGAACACGAACCTACATTGAATAGGCACAGGATCGACCGCGCCCACTGGAAGTACGGTCTTGTCTTGTAAGACACGCAAGAGTTTTGCTTGATGCGCGAGAGGCAACTCGCCTATCTCGTCGAGGAAAGCAGTGCCCTTGCCGACTGCTCTTAGGAAGCCTACGTCGCCCCGTGATTTAGCGCCGGTAAAAGCGCCGGGCATGTAGCCAAAGAGTTCGCTTTGAAATAGAGTGTCTGTCAGACCAGCCATGTTCATAGCCTTGAGAGGCTTGCGCTTGTGTGATAAGATGCGGGCGAGAAGCTCCTTGCCTGTGCCGCTTGGCCCTTCGATGAGTACGTTATAGCGTTGAAGACTTTCTTCGGCGTAGGTTATTGCCGACGTGAGCATTCTCTTTGTCGCCGGGTCTTGCGTCGCGTAGGACGATGCGACATTGTGGATACTGTTCTCTTTGAGAGAGTCGCCTGTGATCTTAAGGACGTCCTTCCGTATGTTATCGAGGAAGCTATCGGCGGCCGAGGTATTGAGTACGTTTGCGTGGATGTTCATTTCTTTTTCTTTGTTTTATTTTTCTTAGGTTTCTTCTTATAGATACTAGGACCGGGATCTCTTAGCTTATACTTCATGATCGCCTTGCGCGCCGCGGCCATCTCTTCTTTGTCTAGGTAGGCCTCATCGAGAGATCCGAGTTTGATCTTTGCTTTATACTGTTCACCCTTTTGGTGGAAGGCACTCATTTTCTTTTTAGTTTTAGGATTTCGTTTTGTAGTTTGAAGATAGTGTCGCCTGCTTTGTTGAGTTGATTAAGTAACTCACTGATCTTTCTCTCATAGTGTTCACGCTTGATGGGCGCGCTATGGATGTTATAAACTATGGTGCGCGACACGCCGAAGTGCTCTGCGATTTTAACTTGTGGCATATCAGGATGCGCTATCACATAATCTCTGATCTCTTGCTTCTGCTCGGGCGTGAGATAGTAGTTCTTGCGCGCTAGGTTTGTTATCTTTTTTTCGTACATAGTGGTTAGTTAATTGTTAGGAGTTTCTTCAGAGTCATCGTCATCATCATCATCGTCTGTCTCGATAACGCCTGTGGATTCTGTGGCCTTGAGATCGTCGGCGGTAAGCTTGACTATGGCGGCCCGCTTGCGGATAGCTATCTCTAATTCACCGGCGAGATCTACATTGGATGAGCCGATCGCATCCACGCTTTTGAGTTTGCGTGCAAGCTTAGGAGCCATATGGTCGCTGAGGATTGTGCCTTCGGGCACATAGATCTCTTGCGTTGTGTCTGTCAGGGTGGTGATTCGCACGCAGCGACCGAGAGCTTGTGCAAATTCCTCTGCCCAATAGGTCATCGTGCTCATCACTTTGCGGGGCTTCGTGTGCTGATAGCGATGGTCGAGAGAGATGCCTGTGCCACCGGATGATAGAGTGTAGATACAGAACTCAGTCTCGCCATTGAGGAACGCTTGCACGTTCTCATGCCGCTCGTTCTGATTCTGATTGTGGAGTTTCATCTCGCGTAGTTTCTCATTGCGTTGAGCAAATGCATCCTTCGTCATCTCTCGGAAGATACGTTCGGATGTGTACTTAATTCCCTTGTGGAATGCGCGGAATTCTTCCTTCGTGATCCCGATATCATCAGCCTTTGGCTTGCGTGCCTCGTCGGGGTTATCGAGAATCCACATGCCCATCTTGACTGCGATCTCTGCTGCCCTGTTTTCAGGGAGTAAGTCCTCTAACTTTATCTCTCGATTGCCACCCCAGATCAGAGAGATCTTCTTCTGTGTGAGATTCTTGCTCTTGAAATACTCACTATCACACAGCTTCATCACGAGTTCCTTGAGGGTCTCGACGAAACGAATAGCAATCACGGGCGCATAGCCTTGTCGATGGGCCTCGATTGTGTCGGCGACCCATGTGTCTACGGTCGCAAGCTCTGCCGCCCGAGCCATCACCATGAAGGCAACCATCACTTGACCTTGTGGATCAATGCTGCGGCCTGTGCGCTCAAGCGATTCAAGATAGTTCTTCATCGCATTCTTGAGCATGTTCTGATTGATGGGATCAGTGATCTCAAAGAGCTTGACTTTATTGAGGGCCTTGACTTTCTGCGGATCGCCCGGTGGCTTTACGAATCGATCCCCAATCGCTGCGCCCCATCGCTCAAGGGCGGCAGCGTTTGCACTGCGCGGATCTGCGCCGAGAGTTAGGGTGCGTGCGAATTCTGGAAATGTCTCGCGCGTGAGGGGTCGAGCGCCATAGTTAAGACGCATTGCGAGAGTCATGAACATCGTGTCCCATACTGTCACCGCTGGGGTCGCTGAGGTGAAGACCCACTTGATATCTGGGAACTGAAGGAATGCGTCGAGATACTTAGTGCGCTTGCTTTTTTCTTTCTTGATCTCTTGACACTCGTCTAGGATTATTAGGCGCGGAGCGGCCTGAGGTGGAAGGTTAAAGCGTATGACTTTATTGACCTGACCAAAGACTTCTACGGTTTCTTCTTTGAAGAAGTTACGGTTCTTGTTAGAGAAGACTTCGTTGTATGACCATACATCCACGGCAAGACCTACGCTTTCGAGACCCAGTTTCTTGAGTGTGTCTCTGAAGTCAAGCACCACGGATTTCTTCGTGATGATTAAGATGGGCGGAAACAGGCCGAGGAAGTTACAGAACTTAGACGGGTCATGCTTCTGTAGCCACAGTGCAAGGCCCGCTGCGATCCAGCTCTTACCTTTGCCTGTGCCGAGAGGAACAAGTGCGCCGTTGAGATTCTGATTATAGAGCACCTCAAGCAATGCACCTATCGCTTTCTTCTGCTGTGGTTTGAAGTCGAGGCCGTTGGGCAGCTTGATATCTATTGCTGTATAGGTGCGCTTTTCGCGAAGGGCTAGCTCTTCCGCAAGGCGTATAGATTCTTTCTGCTGGCGCGCCGGTGCCGCATTGACCCAGCCTTGAAGGAAGCCGAGCAGCGTGGCATAGTCGAGCTTGATTGTGGGAATTACGGAGAGAGATAGCTCACGCTGCAAGAACTCCCAATCAAACGGCTCTTTGCGATACAGATCTGTCAGCTTTTTGGCCTGCGATCTTGCGGTTGTGAGGGCGCTTTGCTGTAGGCGATCCTCGTTGCTTGTGTATTGAGGTTCTGCTGGAGTCTTACGAACTCCCGCTGCTGTTGCAAAGATATTCATCTTATAGTAGCTTAGAGATCACATCTTCGGCGTCTTTGAAGCCATATGCTTGTGGCGTTCTTGCGATCAGAGATACGTACTCGCTGAAGACAATACTTGCGGCTGTGGGTTTGTCAAGCTGCGTGTATGCTCTGTTGATTGCGTCGCGTTGATTGAGCAAGGGCGTAAGTTTCTTCTGCACTGTGAGCATCTTATCCTCCAGCTGTTGGCGGAGCAAGACGTTCTTCTTGGCCGCTTTCTCCATGTTCTTCTGTAACTTCATTGCTGCTTTGATTGTCTTGTTCTGTAATGGTTTGTTCATTTTCTTGGTGGTTATTATTTAATGACTCTATGACACCGCGAGTGTCTACGATCTTGATTACTTCTTCGATGGGAAAGTAGCAGTTGATGTTGTTGAATGCGCCTTTGAGGGCTTCGTTAAGTTGTTTTGATTTATGCAAGTAGACTTCTTCACCTTGGCTTGTGATTGCAATGGCAACTTCTGTTGCCTTCTGCCGCGTGAAGAGCTTTGCGCGAGAGAGACTGTCGCCGATGAGTTCGATGCGGAGTTCTTCCGCTTTCTTCCTGATGTAGGAAACATCAGAGGCAATGTGGTTTGCACGTAGAAGTCTCCTTCTTTCATCTGACAAGGCCCATTCGGTTGCATCCCACACGACAGAGTAGTTGTGTCCATCTTCTTCGATTCTCTGAATATGGATATGCTCACCTGCGCAGTGAGCTTTGACCCACTCGGCTGTTTCATTTGAAGCAACAATCGCATGGGCAAGATTATTCCCTGGAGTTCTGCGGATGAAATGCCCTCGCTCTGCATCGACATGACAAGAACACGCTGGGAAGAGCAATCCCCAGAGTTGATAGCTGTTGAGTTTTTCTGGTTCTTCATGAGAGTTTTCATTTTGCATAGACTTTACGGAGATGCGAGGGTTGAATGCCTAGCTCTGCTCTGTACTTTGCGATTGTCCGCCGGGCGATTGTGTTCTTAAGCAAGACGACGATGTCTTCGTCGCTTAGTGGTCGTGACTTATCTTCGGTTGAGATGATCTCTGAGATTTGATTCTTTATGGATAGGTTACTTTGCATTGTGTTTTGTTCATGGTTTACGATAGCTCCGGTGAAGAAGAAGCGAAGTTCATATGTGCCGCGCGGGGTTGAGATGTACTTATTACATACTGCCCGCGAGACGGTTGTCTCATGGATCTCACAGACGACTGCGATCTGGGCCATCGTGAGCGGCTTGAGATCGTGGATGTTGCCGGTCTTGAAGAACTCTTGTTGAAAATCTACGATAGCCTTTGAGACATTAGCTAGTGTGCTTTGCCTCTGCATGATCGATCGGATCAGAAACTTACCGGCCTTTACTTTCTCCCGCACGAACTCTCGATCCTGTGGTTTGAGCTTGTGGAGATAGCTGAGAACGTGGCTGTTGATTCGATAGACAGGAAGACGCTCGTTGGGCAGGTTGATTGTGCCGTCGGCGAGAAGAAAGACTTCGGGATCTTTAGGGATGTTATGTGGCAGAGAGAACTCGGCAGCGGGATTATGATTGAGCTTGCGGAGTTGCCTATAGAGATTCTCTATCGTCGTGAATGTCTCGTTGTATTTCTTCGCGAGCGTGGGAATCTGGCGGCGAGTAAAGAGATCTTCGTCTTGTTGAAGAATGATATAGGCAAGTGAAGAAGTATCTAACTGAAGACACAAGCAATCAGCTAGGCCAAGAGCACCTAGCCCTTTAGGATCGAGCGTGCGGATAAAGCGCAGAGATAATCTCTCTTGCGGCGTGAGCGTATCAGGATCAAACGGAAAGAATCCTTTCTCGTCGAGCCGATGTATGATGTTTGTCTCCAAACCTGCGATCACTAGTTCACGCGTGAGATATTCTTCTAAGGTCTCCGCGCGACCGGGATTATTCTCTAGCGGAAACTCTTCTACATACGACGGGATCGTGTTCGATAGAGAAGTCCACTGCATGTCCGCGGGCAATTCTGCCTTGTCGTTTGCATATGATATCTCTTCTTCAGACTGATTCTGATCAAGAAATTCAACGCAAGGATTATCGTTGATGAAAGACTCCATCACGGTATGGAGTTCGCAAAGTGGAGCCTGTAATAAGGCAAGACTTTGCTGAAGTTGCGGACTCAATATCAAAGACTGAGTCTGCTTTGCAGAGATGGAAAGTTTCATTAGTGGATAAAGTGGGTTGTTTGTTTATCCTATAAAGCGAATAGAGCTTTAGCTGTGCCAACTATTGGCATGTGTGAATAGTTAGCACAGATAAAACGCCAAAGAAAAAGCCTCTGTCGGATGTTACTCCAACAGAGGCTTTTTTGTTTGTTTGTGCTTTAGAAGCTTCTCATAATTTTTTTAGTGTAATTTGTCATATCACACAGACTTCTTCTTCGACTCGCGCTTGGCCTTCGCGGCGCTGAGTTCGTTAGCCTTCGCGAGGAGCTGGGCAAGAGAGCCGATGAGGTTAGCCTGTTTGGCGACGGCCGCTTCCTTGTCAGACACGCCCAAAGAGCGGGCAACGTCGTCGTTCCACTCGCCAGCCATTGCGAACACGATGCTGCCAATTTCAGAACGGATGGACTCGATCTTCTTGAGGACGCTCTTTTCGGTCTCGCGGTCGGCAGACACGCCATAGATGAATGCGGCGAAATAGTCCGGAGTATTTCCCTTCGACAGATAAGCTTCAGAAGCGTCTTCGGCGATATCAAGCAAGTGCTCGCTGACCAAGTCAGACAGGGCATTCGAGATGCGCTTCGTTTCAGTGACACTACCGTCTTCATTCTTCACCTTCGTCACGTGCTCGGTCACGACTTCAGCCAACGCCTCGCCGCGCTTGATGTAATAGGACAGATCGCTCACGGCCAGAATAGGCGCTTGAAACGAGACAGTGCGCTCTGCGCTCTTTGCGGTCTTCCGAACGTGCCGCTCGTTCGTGGTGAACGAAGGGTTGCCGTCCTTATCGCTGGTGAATACGCTTCCGGCGAAGGAGGCAACGAGTTCGAGGTTCTTAGTGCTCATGTTTTATTTTATCTAATGTGTTGACTTGATTGGGATGTTTCCGGTCGCGCGACCTTAGAACATTTCACCGCTTGCCAACCTGCGGTAAAGCGATAGAGCTTTTGAAATGCCAAGTTATTTTTAGCATTAAAAAAACTCCACAAAGAGAAGCCCTCCGTGAAGGGCTTGTGCTTTGTGGAGTCTTATTTAGTTACCGCCGAGGATCTGTCCGATCTCCTCTGGCGATAAGTGAAAGTCAACGAAAGACAATGAGGTATGTCTTATGTGATTGACATAGTCATGTATGTTGTTTGATTTACATACAGGAACAAGGCAATAGTGGAATGTGCCGTCTAGTGATTTAATAATTACTATCATGCATCTTTGATTGTTATGTTGGTTGTACCCGTTTGAAAAGATCGGCCGTTCGTGCCCTTTGCAGAGCGAGCCGTGACACGCTTATGCACCTTGAATGCATCAGGATGCATTGGCTGCACCGAGCCGCCTGTCTTGTGGCCGAAGTTGAGAGCGCCTTTGTAAGACCATTGTGGAGCGCATTTAATGCAGCGATCAAAGCCTAATGCTTTCCGGTCGATGTCGATTAGTTGTAGACATCTCAAACATCTATTAGTCATATCTTAAAACTCCTCATAACGTCCCATATCCCATGCACTCGAATCATCACTAACGGCCTCATCACCGTAGAGGCGAAGTTCGGCCTGTATTTCTTCGAGTTCGTCTGGTTGTTTATCTTGTGGTTCTTTGTCAGGCATAATTTTTAACGCAAAAAAACCTTGTGCTCTTTGAAGAACACAAGGTTATTGTTATATTATACTATCAAACTACTATCAAACTACTCGATCAAGGCACAACGCTGGCGCGTTGTGTTAATTAGCCGCAAGCTCCATAACGTTATTCATTACGGATGTTCCGTATCTCCTGCTAAACGCTTCTAATTCACTATCATCTAGTGAGTTGACGTAAAGTATACACGCGTTAATTGCTAGTGCTTCTTCGGGAAGCATTGTATCATTTAACACTGCAGTTTTTAAGATTTCTGTAATTTTGTTTTTCATATTAATTATCAAAGCAAACGATTGCTTTTACGAAATACCAAAGTGCAATGAACATTACAACGGAACCGATTGTGGCGATAATTATCTCGCCTAGTTTGTGTTGTTTGTTTGTCATATTAGATCCAATCTATACGTGAGAGTTTAACTAAGGAAGACGATACTGCGAAAGTGCCTTTCATGCGCCAAGCACGTGCCTTGTGGCATGAGTGATTGTCTTTCTTTGCAGCACGTTTGGACGTGTACTTTATAGCAAGCTTGTTGAGAAGCTTTGTGGCTTGTGATGCGCGGAGATGAGTTTGAGCCTGCAATGATTTATCAAATGCGGCAGTCGGATTGGAACGCATAGTTTCTAGGATTTGACGGTGGGAATTGAGAGGATAACTTAGAGGATAAGAGAAGAAAAGAAGACTACAGAGGATAATCAAATCCCAGAAACTATGCGTCATTGTGTGGTAAGTTCTTCGCGCCTATTTATAAATAGGTTAGCAAATAGTAACCCACACATAACGCTTTTGTGTCTAATGTTGTGTCTGCAACAATATCACATAAGAGCTTGCGTGTTGTGTTGGCTCGTGACGTAACGACTCACGTCGAATAGCTATTGTACAACAGAGGGAAGCAGGCCAGTTTTGCTAGACGTGAAAAGTGCATGGACTATGCGTGAACGTCTAGACGCTGGATCGGTTTTGCTTGTGGTTTGTGTCCGGTGTAACGCGAACAACTAACAAGCAAACCATGCAAAGCGTGACGCTTCCGCGAGATTGTGGCTTGTGATGCTTGTGTCTCGCGAGTATAAATCACGGACAGGCCGCACAAGTGACACTTGGCTTTGCAAATATGTAAAAAGAAACGCTACACGACAGAATAAATCCGGGCAGCAAAAAGGAAGGCTCTTTGACCAGAGCCTTCGTGTTTTGCTGTCTGGCGTTATTCGATAGCGTTGACGGCCTTGACTGCTGCAACGGCTTTCAGGTGAGCAAGGAAAGCCTCTTCCATGGCCGCAAGGGCAACAAGCCGTTGGTAATCCTTGCGGATAGCCGTTGGAATGATCGCGGCCGTTTTCCAAACTGTTCCGGTGACACGGGCACGGGCAGCTGCACGGCCTTTGTCCGAAGCCGCATCGGAAATAAATTTTTCGGCATCGGTGACTGCATTACCGCTTTCAGCCATAAAGGCCGTCACTGCCCGGGCTTGGTCAACGAAAGGCAGAGTTTGGTAGTTTTTGGAGTCAATGGTCATATTAGTGTGAGTTAGTGCCTGCCCGTCTAGCGGGCTTTTTGTTAAAATTGACTGGTCACTTTTCAACAGGTCGCAAAAAGCGAGTGAAAAAACGAGACTGTCAACCTGTTGCGCTATCGCACAACGAGACCAGTGCAGCACTCACGATGCCAACCGGCCAAAACGCCAAAACCCCAATGAATAACGATAACGTAAAATTCACAGAATGCGTGAGATTCACGCACCATGCGTCAAATTCACGCTTTAACGTTATTCATTGGCATTTAACGCCTATAAATGCGTCAAATTCACGCATAACGCATAAACGCACAGAAAGGGCCCGCCAGCGCGTTTTCCCTTCAAATGGCTATCTACACTCCAAAACGCTATCAAAACGCCTAGAAACAGGCTTTAAACGCCAGCAAACGCTATTCACGGCAACAGACGACAAGGCAAAACACAAGAAAACAAGTGTAAACGATCCCAGGTAAACATTACACTTGTAATCTTGTCAACCAGCAGAGCAAAAAAGCGCAGAAAACAGGGAAAACAGGCTCTTAACTCAGTTAAAACGATAATTGTAATATAATATGGTTAATGCACTTGGCATGGGGGGTACCCATTTATTTTTTATATTATATACTATATATTAACCTTAACCAACAAGACGATACGTTATTCAAGCTAATAAAGACACAAGCCCAATTTACCCAATAGGCAATAACCATATTAAAGTGTCAAATTTAGTGTTTTACACCCGCCAAACTCACTAAATTAGTGTTTAACATATCCTTTTACTATAGTATTATTCAACTATACAATCAATCACTCATATTTAAATACAATAACCGCTATCCTAATAGCCCTATTGTATTTCAATAGCCGCTATTGTACAACAAGCCCTATCCTAATACAACAACGAAGGCCCGTAATTTTCGCGCGATGTCCGAACATGACCGCTTCCACATTTTATACATTTTTTGGGGTTTAAAAGTGTATTGTTTTATTGTTTGTTTTATGGCATTAGACAAGCTTTAGCCCTTTTATAATGAGTGACCTAATGATGCGTAATCAGATTTTGGGGTTAAGGCGGGCCGGAATGTCTGTTGAAGAGATTTCTGTGGCGCTTGAGATAGACGTTATGGTGGTTAAGCTTGCCTTGGAGGCGCCAGGTGGAAGCGTGGCTGTGAGGAAAGAAGCCCGTGCGGAAAAAGAAGAAGACATAACCGACGACGTATCCGAACAAGAAGCTAAGGAGATGATGGGCATCATCAAGAACATAGCGCGCGACGAAGAGAGCGGCGTATATGCCCGGCTGAACGCGGCTAAGTATGCGCACGGCGCCAAGCGAGGTTATCATAAGCGGCATCTGGATATGAACGTAGGCTCGGGCGAATTGCTGCTTAAGATCAACGAAGCCTATATGTCCGCGTCTATGCGTGCACGGGCAGCCTTAACTGGCCAATCACTTACCGCCAAAGAACTCACCGTCATAGAGGCCCCAATAACCGTAGAGGCGAACGCTGTAGAACCTATTGTAGAACCCCAGCTAATCGATCAGACTACGCAATCACAGCCTGCGGCGCTGAATCCCGGCCCTTTAAAATATGATTAAGACTCCCATCTCAGCCGACACACTTAAGTTAGTTCAAGCGCGCCGTTCCTTAGAAGCAGAGAAAGCAGCGGATAAAGCGCGTGCAAGAGAGGCCAAGAAGAAAGCCACAGACGTTCCTGAACTCGCGGCTAAGGTGGGTCTGGAAGTGATTGCAGATTCTACAGCAGAACCTGCTAAAAACAAACGCTACATAGCCCATCAGATCGATACCCCGGCGGATCTTCTTCTCGCTCACCGGCCGGATCTGAAGCTATATAGATGGCAGGCTGAGACGCTCTTTCAACTCGCAGGATACACAGATATCAATGACCTCGATAAGCCCAAAGAAAGACCCACCGACAAGACTCCGCTATACTACAACCTTGTCGCAGCTAACGGCAGCGGAAAAGATCAGGTTGTTATTAGTGCCTTCGCTGTCTGGTTTTGCCTTTCCAAAGTCCGTTCTCGATGCGTCATTACGTCATCTTCGTACGAGCAGCTTAAAGATCAGACGTACAAGTACATAAAGAATATCTGTGAAGAGATCAATGCGTCCTATGGCCGGAAGGTATTTGAGATCGTAGAGTTCCTCATTACGTGCAACGATACCGGCTCTGAGATCAAATGCTTCGTGACAGATGATCCAGGCAAAGCCGAAGGGCGACATCCGTTCGACGAGGCGGGCGCAGAGATGGCTGTGATCGTAAACGAAGCTAAATCTATCACAGACGAAATGTTCCAAGCCTTCTCGCGTTTCACAGGCTATAATTATTGGCTCGAAATCTCCTCGCCCGGCAAGAACTCTGGGCACTTTTTCAAGCGCTGTACGCGGGCTAAGAAAGCCTTTCCTGACCCGCTCGAAATAGGCGAGTTTTACTGGCGTCGTGTCACGGCATTCGACTGCCCGCATCTTCTCGGCAAACACATTGAGCATCTTAAGGACGAACACGGTGAACAATCCCTTATCTATCGAAGTCAAGTACTGGCTGAGTTTACCTCACTCGACGAAGCTGCATTCATCTCTTCAACGCTCTTCGAGAATTACCCAAACAATCCACCGCGTACATTTGGATTGCCCAATCGAGCGGGCATCGATCTATCGCTCGGCGGCGACGAGACTGTGGCGTACTTCTTTATCCATGGAAAATTCCACTTACGAACAACAAAGATTCGTAACGAGGCAATTCTCCACAATCAGATCATCAGTTGGATTAAAGAATTCAACGTCACGCCCTCTAACGTATTCATTGACGATGGTGGTCTGGGGCGACCAATCGTGCAGCGTGTGCAAAATGCGGGTTATGATGTCGTGCCGGTACGAAACGAAGCCCGATCAAGTAACCCGCATTTCTACAAGAACAGAGGCGTTGAAAACTGGAATCGTATTAAGCGTGCTCTTGAAGACCGTGCGTTTCCTGTCATCAGCGACGATCTTACTCGCCAACAGCTTTGCACGCGCGGCTTCTCTGTTAAGGGAATCGTTACGCTTTTAGAGCCCAAAGCTGAGATGCGCTCTCGCGGCTTAAGTTCACCTGACAGAGCAGACGCTCTCGCGCTCTGTTTTGACAGCATTCCTCTGTCGGTTTTCAAGGAAGACATTCTACACACGACAGAGCCCGCGAGTAGGTTTGCTGAGCTGCTAGAAAAGAACAAGAAAGGACCTCTGACGTTTGATGAAAAGACAGAGCTCACAATTCTCTGGGGTGAGATGACACACAGACCGGCACAAGAAACGCTAAATTCGGCTGAGCCGCGTGAAGAATTACGTGGGCAGTATCATCAATTCATAACCACATAACTAATGGATAACATCGACGAGTTTCTAGCCAGTCTTTCTCCTGAAGAAACCAAATATCTGCATGAGAAAATCATGGCAGGTGAACAGGGCGAAGACATGACCGCTGAGATGGAAGAGCCTAACGCTTCCGAAAGCGACGAATACACCAATGGCAAGGGCCCGAACAACGAGGCCAAAGGTGAAAACTCTACCGTGCCCAAGGCGCTCGCTAAGAGTGTCGTTAAGGGTAAGAACATTCCTCTCAAGGAATCAGAAATGTTCGACGAGGAAGAATAACTTTCAATCATCATGGACAACGAACCGCAAAACAAATCTGAGACATCCGCTATCTTAGAGCAAGCCGGTCAAAAAAACCTGCTTGATCTTCCGACGGCGAGCATGTTGTTCAGTCAGTACATTTCATCGCATGGTTCCGTAGAAGCGACTACGATCACCAATCGGCGCCTGCGCTCAAATAAGGCTGACGTTGAACGGATGCGTTCGGCGGGTCTTCTCCAAGAAAATCAGACGTTCATTGGTGTACGCCTCATTCACCAAAATATCAATCAGACGTTGCCTCCGTTGCTTTCGTACTTGAAGCAATCCCCACGGATGGCGACGTTTGTTCCCGGCGACAACGCTTATCTCGATGCAGAGTTTACGCGTGTTCTGCAATATCCTAGTTGGGAAGTTCCCTTTATCGAAGTGCTAGATGGGGCTGAGCTTAACGGTCTCGGTTACATGATGGTCAAGGCCGACAACACTAAGCTCGGTGGTGTGTCGATGGAGACTATCGCGTTTAACGACATCGTTTATGATCGGCGTCTGCGTTCGATTCAAGATAGCCCGGCGATTCTTGTTAAGCACGTGCTGACGGCCGTGACGTTCTATCATTGGGACTCGTTCGAAAACTTCGATAAGAACAGTGATGCATACAGCGCAATCACTAAGCGGCTCCTCTCGACCGAAGTCAACAACGTAGGCGATGATCTTGTGATCTATGAGACCTTCGTAAAGGTCAACGGATTTGTCTATCGTGGCTGGTATTATAAGGATTCAAGACAATGGCTCAAGCAGCCTTTGCCGTTTAGCAACGGGATCGAAGAGAAAGTGCCTGAAGTCAACATCGATCCGACCGCGATGATGACTGAGCCGACCTATGTCAACAAGCCCGTTCACCTGACCTATTACCCAATAGCGTGCAAGCACAATCAGATCGTAGAAAATCGCAAGCACGATGAAGTAGAAGGGCGGGCGCTCAATGACTATCACAAGCAAGAAGCTGCCACGACCTTGATGACTGCGGCGGTCAACGGATGTACTCAAGCAGCCAACACAATGTGGTCGCCAGATGGTACGAATCTCGACGGAGCAGCGCCCGCGCAGCTTCAGTTCAAGATCAAGAACAATGCGATCTGGAAGACTCCTATGCGAGCCTTCACATCACCGTGGCCCGACCCCATGATTTTTAAGGGGATCGAGACCATTGTGCAACAGAACGCAATGGAGACCAATCAGGTCGCATGGGCTGTCAATAATCGCAAAGACTCACGCAAGACCGCGACTGAGATCGATGCGGCTCAGCAGCAACAGAGCATGCTCACTGGCACGGATGCGTTAGTGTTCAGCATCTTCCTTCGTGACACACTCACTATGGCGTGGCCCGTGGTCCAAAGCGCCGCAAAGAAAGGCTCGATCAAGTTTCTCGTAGAGATCTCTGACCCGGCCGAAAAAGAAGCGCTGCTCAACGTCAACTTCGAAGTCAAGCCCGCCGGTGACATCGACTTCATCGAGAAGCAGCAGCGCATTAGCAATCTCCAACAAGACATGCCTTTATTCCAAGGGCAGCCGATCGGTCAAGAGATGCTGAAGGAATACGTGCGTCTTCGTTATCCGGAGAAGTACGATCAGTGGTCGAAGGTTATGATGCAGGGCAATGACGTGCAACTTATCCAAGGCCTAGCGCAAGCTCTCCAAGCAACCGTGACCGACGAAGCGACCGGCCAGCTCAAGCCTGAGTTCCAGCAAGAAGCCCAGTCGCTACAGCAACTACAGCAAGCGGTACAGCAACGCTTGTCTCAGCAACCGCCTCCGCAAAATGGAACCAAGCAAGGCTAGTTGGATTCGTTGGGCTAATAGCGTGGAGACTCTACATCTCCTCGCTTGGCTTTCTGAAGAACAAAACAGAAAGCTTAAGAGCGCAATGATTAAAGCATGTGGAAATCTTTCCACACAAGAAGATCTCCTTCGAGCTAAAACTCTCGAAGACATTAAACAACACATCGCAGAACTCCAGCAATAAATCCTATGGATATCACATCCCCAGTCAGTACGCCGTCACCTAGCACACCGATCAACATCAACAGCGGACCCTCAAGCGCACCGCTGCCGCCGAAGCCGTCGACCTCGTTGCCCGATCAAGACATCTCTCTTGATTTTGACAACAACGACTCAACGTCTTTTGATGTTAATAAACTAATACCCAAGCCCGAGCCTAAAGAGGCCGTAGAAGATAACACAGATGACACCCAGCCCGCGGAAGAGCAAGATCCTTTCGATCTTCCTAAGGATGTTTCCGAGGCCATCAAATCTACCAAGCCTAAAGATACCACAACGCCCGAGACGAAGGTCGAAGCGAAACTCGAAACGACAACTCAACAAGGTCGCGACTATAACAACCTGCCAGACGAAGTTGTCTCGGTGCTGAAGAAGCTTCCGAATCAAACTTACAACGCGGTCCGTGATCAGTTGCCTAAGTGGTACGAAGCCTTCAAGAAACAGGCTGAGATTCCCAAGCACTATACCCAGCATCCTGAAGCTTATAAGCTAGATAAGCAATACACGCAGGTTCAGACTGATCTAGAGACAGATCGGTTTGAAGTAGGCTCGTTGAAGAATGCTTTGATCGCGATCAAGCAGAATAAACCCTTTGATCTTCTTACAGGTTATGATGCTCAAGGTGATCCCGTGTTTAAGACCGTGCAGCCTAACCGCGACGGACACGATCCCTCGATCGAGTTCGAGCTTTCTGAAGCGTATCGCAGAGCGCAGGCGAACTACGAGAAATCCTTCACAGGCTTTAAGACATTCCCCGATCGCTATAAGGCAAAGATTGCAGAAGAGCGTGAGTTTATCAATAGCACCTATAAGAAAATCTTCAAGGACATTGATCCTGACAAACTTACACCTGAAGAGAAGAACTATGCGCCGCTCCTAGAGAAGATCATACCCGATAGCGTGACCGCAGAGGATGCACGCAAGATTGCTCACTATGCGATGATTGGCAACCTGCGCATGGCTAAGTCCTTCCAAAGCTATATTGCCCAGCAGAAACAAAAGCCCGGCAAGATTCCGCTTCCGAGCGCTGGCCCAATGGGAAGATCAATAGGCGGCGAAGACATTCCGCTCAAAGAAGGGGATATGTTCGGAGATGACTAAAAATAACACGCTGGCATATCGTTAGCAATGCAACGATTGTCAGACCGAATCTCCAAGAGAGATTCCGCTAGAAGCTCTGCTCTCTATGCGGTTACGGCTAGGACAGACCTAACCAATAACCGTTTGAGATGTCAGGGCTTTTTTATTGCCCTGATAAATCAAACAAACCGAAAGAATACAATGCCAGCAACATGGGATTTGCCACGCTCAAGTGGCCTTTGGAATCAGCAGGACATCGCCAACTACAACCGCCTTCCGATCTGGATGGCTATGCAGCAGACCAAGAAGATGCAGATGTGGTCGCGCTGGAAGGACATGTTTCCCAAGATCAAGTGGAAACAGAACATGGGTGACATCCTGCAAGGTGTGATCGCGGAGAACTCCCCGATCGTCACGCAGGTGCATCGTCCTAAGAACATCACCGAGCTGCCGCTCAAGACCGTGGCGAGCACTTGGGAACGTACGAATCAGAGCCGCGTCAAGCGCCACAACTTCGAGTCTCCTCAGTTCAACTTCCTCCCTTCGTTCCGCGACTTCCGCACGAAGCAGTTGAAGTTTGCCGCTGAAGATCTCTCGAAGCAGATCGCTGTCGGTTACGACTTCTTCACGCGTGACAACGTGTTCCAGAACTCGCCGTTCGTTTATGTCGTGGGTAATGCCACTGCTGGCGAGTTGCCTTTGATCAACGCTCCGGCCGCTCTGCCGACCGATAGCAGCGCGATCAAAGACACCGCTTGGGTTGCTGCTCAGGCCGCGAAGATCGGATCTGACGAGAATGGTTTCTTGTCTTATCGACAGATTCAGGCCGTCGTTTCTTACGCCAAGAACTATCTGATGATTCCTCCTATGGAAGGCATTCAGACTTCGGCTCCGGCTGACGACGAAATGATCAAGGGTAAGTACGTGTTGGTTGGCGGATCTGAGATCTATGAAGGTCTTGCGTTCGACGCTCACGTGCTGAACACTCGTCCGCTGGCGATGAACCTCCTGAATAGCTCCTTCCAGGGCGCTATCGGGCCGAACATCATCTTCCGCAGCGAGTTCTATCCTCTGCGTTTCACTGAGACCGGAACGATGCCGCCGCCTGAAATCGAGCTCGTGTTGCCCGACAGCGGTTACTCGACCACGAACGCTACTCGTCAGACTGTCGTCAATCCTGACTACGCTCGCGCCGCTATCGGTGTTGCGTTCTTGATTGGTTACAACCCCTACGAGCAGATCGACGTGGGACCGCCGCCCAGCGAGTTCACTGGCGCTGCCATCAACGGCAAGCGTTTCAACCAGCTCACTTGGAATGGCGAAGTTCGCTTGACCGACAACGTGCTGGTGAACTACGGATCGAACAACCTCGATACCAACAAGTACGGTGAATTCTTGCAGCTGATCTCCGACACTGTGCTCGGTATCATCGGCAATACTCCTCGTAACGTCATTCCTATCATCTATCGCCGCCAGATCGCTCCTTCGCTTTTCGTGTAATCTAACGGCAACAACCCTAACTTATTAACAAAATGAAGAACTTCGTTAAATATTTTGCTACGTTCCTCGCGATGGCTGGTTTGCTCGCGGCGGAAGTCGTCTCCGGTACGTTCGCGTCCGGTATCACCTCGTTGTACACGAATGGCGTGTCGATCAGCAACATTCAGTTGACTGATACGAGCGCTGCTGCGAACACTGTTGTTGTCTATGACAACGATTCTTCGACCAGCACCAATCGTGTCTATGCAGCCTACACCGGCGTTGTGCAGTACACCACGAACATCGTGATGTCCTTTACTAACTTCACCGGCGTGGCTCAGAGTTACACCAACACTGTGCTGAAGACTGACAACATTACTGTTGCTGCGGCTACCAATCAGGCTCGTCGTGTGTTTACGTTCCGGTTGCCCGCTAGCGGCACCGTTACCTTCACGCCGAACTATCCTGCCGGTACGACCTTTGGTCTGCAGCTAAGTGCGACTGGCGCTGGCGGTTATAACGCCAACGTCCAGCCGCTAGGCATTCAGTAAAACAACCAGCCCACTCGAAAGAGTGGGTTGCTTTTTGGAGTTATAACCTAACCCTAAAAAGCAGCCCAATCTATGATTGGCAATTCGGCAGCTAAACTTTAACGTATGTCTAATCTTTCAACTCTACCTAAAGGCGACTCAGCCTGGCTTCTTCGGAAAGCTATTGAGCGAATCATAGATCAAGTCTCTGTTTTAGGGACTAACATCGGCGTCTCGACGTCGGGAAATAGTGCAAACACTCAGATCATTTTTAATGACGACGGTACTTTGCGGGGCGATGCCGGTCTGACGTACAACAAGACGACCGATGCGCTGACCGTTGCCGGACTTGTTACCGCTGGCTCCGCCACCATCACCGGCGATCTGACGGTGGATACGAACGTGTTGAAGGTGGACAGCGCGAACAATCGGGTGGGTGTTCTGACCGCTTCACCTACTCATTCGTTGGATGTTCGCGGAATCATTAAGTCAAACGGTACTTTCACCGCTTATATCAACCCGAGTTTTAGTGGTGCTGCTGCAATTCAGACAGAGAGTGCAGAGTCTTTGATTCTAGCTCCTTCTGGCCAAGAGTCTTTGCGGTGCGCTCCGTCCGGTGTTTATACATTCCTCGACGGCGCAGGCGGCACTCGAATGACCCTGAACTCCACGGGGTTGGGCGTGGGTATTGCTCCTCAATCTGGAATGAGGCTCTCGGTCAGTGGAAACATTGGTTATATAGGTTCGAGTCGCGCAGATTTCCTGAACTCAGATAATACTCAAGCATACGGACTCCAAGCAACCGGAAGCGGTGGTAACGCATTACTTACATTTGTTCAGCTTGGTGTTGCAACGCGATTGACCCTCGATGCGTCAGGGAATTTGCTGTTGGGAACGACGGGCGGACTTGTCTCCAGCATTTCTCGTTTGCGAGTTTCTGCTACAGGTGCTGCTGCGATTGACGCAAAAACCACAGTTGCAGGGGATGGTGTTATAGACGCGTGGAACTCAGCGACTTCTGGTGATAATCAATTTATCCGTTTCTGGACGGAAGCCGCAGTTACCTCTAGAGGATCAATATCATACAATCGAGCAGGCGGTCTGGTTGCTTACAATGTTACCTCTGACTATCGTTCAAAGGACATCATCGGACCTGTTTCCAACAGCGGTTCGCTGATTGATTCGTTGAAGGTCTATTTCGGAAAAATGCACGGCGCGACGATTGAGCGTCCGATGCTCATTGCCCACGAAGCGCAAGAGGTTGCTCCTTACGCTGTCACCGGACTGAAGGACGAAGTCGATGCCGATGGCAAAGACAAGTACCAGCAAATGGATGTCTCTTCGTTTGTCCCTCTGTTGATTGCCGAAATCCAATCGCTCCGCACCCGCGTCCAAACCCTCGAAGCCCGCTAATTTATGACCATTTCTTGGCTCATCGAACGCCTTCTCGTTAAACCCGCAGAAGGCACTCTCACCGATGTCGTAATCACCGCCGACTGGCGTTGCAACGGCTCGCAGGATCAATACAGCGGCACTTGCTACGGCTCCTGCTCATTCGCTCCGCCGAGTGGCGACTTCACGCCATATCCTGACCTCACGCAGGAACAGGTGCTTGGTTGGTGCTACGCCAATGGAGTCGATAAGACCGCTATCGAAGCGAACGTCACCGCGCAGATCGAAGCGCAGATCAATCCTCCGGTGGTTGCTCCTCCGTTGCCGTGGATTGAAGCTGTTCCTCCTCTGGTTGAACAACGCATCCCACAACTCCGCGACGAACAAATCGTCGATCCCTTCATTCTTCCTACCAGCGACGTTCCGCCGAGCGTCGATGGCATGACCAATACAATCCTCGGCTAAACAACAAACACATCCCCACAATGATCAAACTCGAACTGACTCCTGAAGAAACCAACGGCGTGCTGCAATTGATCGATATCGCCATTAAAGCTGGCGGTATCGCTAACGCTAAAGTTGGACTGCCTATCTTTGACAAGATCATGGCGGCCGCTCAAGCGTCAGGTGCTCCTCAGCCCGTCGAAACTTCTCAGGAGTAAAATAAAGGGCTAGGTATCTAAGGTATCTAGCCCTTTTTACTTTCTTGATGAATAACACAAACACCACGGAAGCATCAGTAGGCGCTACAGTCGGAATAGTTGGCGCCACCATAAATCATCTTCAACTTCTCGGAGAGATTGCATCACCGCTTGCGGCAATCTTTGCAGCCATAACTTCTGGAATCATTCTTTATCGTGTTATTCGTAGTAAGAAATGAAAACACTTATAGAATTTCTAGGTAAATTCTTTCAAAATAATGGGCATCTTCGGGGTGCCCTTTATTTCTCAATCGCAGCATTGACTCCAATGGCTGCGTCTTTTGTAGAATGGGCCGCTCAAGATGGCCCGAAGAATTGGTATGAAGTTATCGCGCTTGCGTTTGGTTCGCTAATCAGCGGCCTTACGGCAGTGCGTGCATATCTCGACACACACCTCACTAACGGAACAAACACAAATGAATAACCGCAAAACTACTCTCGCTGGAATCGGTGCTATCCTTGTGGCTGTCGGAGCCGCTTTGAAAGCCGTGTTCGATGGCGATCCCTCTACGACTTTCGACATCACCTCAACCGTGACCGCCATTAGCGCGGGCATTGGATTGATCCTCGCAAAGGATGCGTCTACTAAAGAATGAGCTTTCTCTCAGATCTCGTCATGAAAATTCTGCGCTGGTTCTATGAACTGTCGCAGAAAGATCTCACCTCACAAGATGCAAAAAAGGATGACAAACTTAAGCAGAATCTGCTCGATCGCGTTGACGCTTATGAGCGCGAGTTGCTCGTCGAGAGTGATCTACGTGCCAAGTGGACAGCCAATGAGGTTAGCAGAGCCGACAAAAGCCCACGTGTGGACTTTAGATTCAAGCGGCCAAGCGATCAAATCAAAAAATAAAGTACTCATCCAAGAAGGATGGTATGTTCTACCTAAAGAATAACTATGGAATATAGAGGCGAGAAATTCTCTGGTTATAATAAACCAAAGAGCACGCCGGGAGCTTCTAAGAAGTCTGCTGTGCTTGCAAAAGAAGGGAACGTCGTAAAGCTTGTGCGCTTTGGCGATCCTAACATGAGCATTAAGAAACATATTCCTGAACGCAAAGCTTCTTTCCGTGCGCGACATAACTGTGCAGAGCCTGGAACAAAGCTAAGTGCAAAGTATTGGAGCTGCAAAGCTTGGTAGTTTTGGCCGCGTCTTTGCTTTCTCGCAGTGTGACTTTTAATATATTCACAAAATTACATAACATAGAGCTTCTTAACAAAGCCATAGAAAATATCCCTTTGGATATTCATGTGCGCATTTGGCCTAAGATATCTATAGACCCCACAAAACTTTGCAGACCTTGCGAAGTTTTTTTAATGCCCGAATTGTACCTCACTTGGCCGCAGAACATGCGCGCTGTGATGCACAAAGCTCGCGAAGAAGGTGAAGAATGGGTTGGACATTGTCATGACGACTGCGCCATCTCGACAGAAGATCTGTTGAAGATGATAGACGCGACAAAAACTGCGCCGCCTAACACTTACGTTATCTTATCACATCATCCTACCATACCTGAATATTGCGCACAGGTTTATGTTTTGATAAACACTAAGAAATATTGGGAAGCGGGCGGTCATGACCCAGAAATTACGCTTTACTGGGGTGACGTAGATTTTAACATTCGACAAGCAGCTATAGGCAATCATCAGTTTGCTGTCGTAACTCCTTCAGTATATCACGAAGGCTCTGCCACATTAAAACGCGGCACAGACCTACATAAAGCTAAGCACGAGCTTTATTTTTACGCAGATAAAGCTCATTGCCAGCTCAAACATCCTTCAGTTAAATTTTAATCCTTATGCGAATCTACTCCCCTTCGCTCGATCCCATGAACTCCTTCGGCAGAGTCGCCTACAGTTTTGCCGAATGCGTCAAACGCCTTGGTCATAAACCAGAACTTTCCTCAAATAGAGAAGGTAAATACTTTGTAGAGATCGGCGGCCCTGCGTCGTCGATTGATGCAGACTATTGTCTCTGTTTTTGGGAAACAACTAAACTAAGGCCGCGAGATATTGAAATCATCAAGACCTTTCCGCAACGTAAGATCGTAGTTACTTGCGACGATACAGCAAAGATTTTTCAGAATGAAAACTTTACTGTTGACAAGATTATCCTCGCGTCGGAATATAATCCATTACCGCTTCCGCCTCTTACTCCTTTTACTTTCTACACAATCTATCAAGACTGTACGTTTTTTGAACGCAAGCGTGCGCAAGATATCGTAGATGCGTTTCCTCGCGCATTTCCCCACGAAGATGACGTGAGGTTGATAATGAAACAAGGCATCACATGCACGTATCTTAAGGTGTATGATAGCCGTATTAAGGTAATTCGTGAAGCCCAGTCTGACGTTAGTTATCTGCATCGCGAGAATCACGTGTTTGTGTCGGCATGCGGCGCTGAAGGCTGGGGTTATCCGCATCATGATGCTATCTCGCACGGACGACCTGTGATCTGTCCGGCGTTAGGTGGGCCGCTTGAATTTCTCGATAACACCTGTGCGTGGCTTTTGCCCGTCGAAATGATGCGTGCGCCCGGACACATTTACGAACACATAGGAGAGATAGGCAAAATAAATGTTAATGATCTTGCGTACGCTATGCGTTACGCCTACTATAACAAGCATGACGTGATGGAAAAAGCCACTGGGGCGTTCATCAAGGCGCGAAATTTCACACTCGATCAAATGACTGTGTCAGTAAAGAAAGCTTTCAATCTTTAATTTATGGCAAAAGCAAGTGATTATGGAGCCATTGCTGATGGCTCTACTAATTGTGCCCGAGCGATCAACCTATGTCTCCAAGAGACTGGGGTTGTAGAGTTCGACGAAGGCGCATACGTGATCGGCGGCATTGGGATAACTAATCCCCTTGACGCGTCGATCTATTGGGGCTATCCTGCAAAGTATCTGCGCGGGATCAAGCTTATCGGAAAAGGCAAAGGCAAGACGATCATTAAGTTCGCCGCGACAACTGGAACTCATAGCGTTCTTCCTTATGGCTCTAACATCTTCATGGTCAACACCTATAGCTATATCGGCGACGATCAGTCGTTTGATGCAGGTGATTGTGTGATCACAGGAATCACGTTCGATGGTAACTATGACGAGAATTGGGATCCTGTTAATCCTTATTTCAAAACCGTCTGTGGCGTTCGCTTGATCGGTTCGAATAACCTGATCGAAAATTGCGAGTTCAAAGGCTTTGGTGTGGGCGTTGCAAACGCTGAGGCCTTTGCGCTACAGAGCTATCTGCCCAATACGGCCGCCGACAACACACAGGGCGCGATTGTTCGGAATTGCTCCTTCAATACGCCCGGCGCAAACAGTCGCACTGTCGCAACCTACATCGAAGCAAACACCTCGATCGCCGTGGGCGGGAATGGTATCGGAGGTAAGTATGCGACCGGAGTTGTGATCGAAGGCTGTGACTTCACCAACAACCCCTTCAACACCAATCAGCGATCTCCGCTTCACGGCATTTCTCCCGTGGCCACGCGCGGATGTGTTGTGCGCAACAATACCTTCACGAACTATCAAGGTCAACACATCTATGTTGATAGCTATAAGAACTTTAACCTCATAATCAAAGACAACAGCGCGACACTCTGTCCGCAGTTTATCTCTTTCGTCGTGCAGAATTGGCCGCGTGCGACAGGCCTTCCGTCTTATGCTCCGTTGATTGCGTCTTTCGTAGACGTGACGATTGAGAATAACACGGTCGGTCTCGCGGGCCCGAATAGTTGGTACTACAACTTCAATCTGCCGCCGCTTACTGCGCTGTTCTTCCTCTATCAGTATGACCGAGACGTGACGGATCTCTATAATCCAACCGTCATTCCCGGCTTTAAGAACGTCAATCTTCAAGGCAATACTGTAACGAACTCCAACGGGAGTGACATCGTCTACAACAACGGTGGCTATTGGCCAGCGTCAGGCTCATATGCTAACGGCGCTCCGAGCGGCCCTGTGCCTCCTATCACAGACATTCGCGTCATTGCGCTACCTACACCTCCAGCCGCAGCTCGCAGCTGGGACTTTAAACCCGCAGTGCTACAACCCGCAAAGAGTGCGAAGCCTGTCATTTTGAACAGGTTGGTGTACAAAAGTCTTACAGTGGCTGGGTTTACGCAAAACCTAGAAGCTTGGGCAGGCGCATCACGCATCTTTGCAGTGCAGAATATCTCAATACCCAATCAGAACTTCTGCATTCGTCTCGGTCAGGACATAAAAGTTCCGACTTATGTCATGACGGTCAAGTGGGTATCACAGGGTTTCGTAAAACGCTATAAGCTTTGGACTAATGGCTACGAAGTCTTGAGCTATCCGCTCTATAGCGGCGAAATCATCCCCGGCGAAGGTGCCCAGTTTGAATACTGGACCACTTCTTTCGCGACGAGGGCTTTCTCTGAGGAGTTTGATCTAGAAACGGATATCTTAGAGAAGCCAGATGACTGCTGTGACGAGCTTGGTACCGCGCTTGCGAACGGTATTTGTCAAATCGGAGCGTTGCCGAATCCATATCCGACAGTTTATCCGGTTGACAACTTCTACGTGTGTCCAGTGGATTAAAAATCCCAATCAACCCTAAGGGTTATCTCTCTTCTGAGGGGTAACCCTTTTTTACTTTATGGCTTTAAATACTAATCCTTTTGTCGAAGGTATCGACCCAACGAGTACGTTTGGCGGATACGCTAGCGTGCTGCTGCAGCTAATTCGTCAAGCTCAACCGTCGTCGACGTACGGCATGGTTTTGTTTGACACCACTGCGCCCGACGTGACCGGGGCGAATGCGTGGCGTACGCGTTGTATTTGGCTTGATCTTACAAATCCAGCATTGCCGACTGTTAATGTGTATCGTACGAGTGCGCCCGGTTGGGTTAATGTGAATAACATTATCGGGAATAATGTAATTGTCACGGCGATGATTGCAAATCTGGCTGTAACCATTGCTAAGCTCTCTCCCGCAGGAGGCACCGCTAATCAACTTATCCGCGTTAATGCTTCAGCTACCGCTTTCGAATTTGTCTCTCTCTCCAGCATCGTAACGCCTAGCTCTATCTTGCCCTCTGCGATCAGCGGCATCGCTGTTTTGCCCGGCACGTTTCGAGTTCTTGCTAATCTCAATGGCGGAACGACCACGTGGTATCATCCCGATCAGGTCGTGCAGGGAGTTTCTGATGCCGTTATTGATGTGGCGCAGATTGCGCCCAGTGGCATTACATCAGCACGCAGCCGCTTTATCACTACGCGCACGGCTGATATCACGGCTGACTGGCGTTACTTTGATCCGAACGTAGACATATTGTCGGGTGCGATGAACGGTAATCGCGTTACTGATAATACTCTTCCAGTCTCAAAGATTATTCCTGGAGCAACTGAGGGATCTTTACTTGCGGTTGTTGGAGGTACACCTGATTGGATACCTGCTCCGACTGCAAATTATGTCAACAAGTATACTTCGACTGCGACAGCGTTACCGGCTGCGGGTAATGCAATTACTCCGCTTACGCATGGTTTAGGTGGTCAACCTATCAATGTTTATGGTGTGTTGGTTTGCGTTACGGCAGAACATGGATATATTGCAGATGACGAGATTCCTTTAAATCAGCTTTATAGGGTCTCAGGTACCAACGAAGCTCCTATGTGGTATTTTCATGCTACTATAACGCAAATTCATTGCGTACGACTCAATACTGGCGCTACGCTGGTTACATCTAATGCAACTACTGGTGCTCCAGTATCTCTTAATGATGGTCGCTGGAATATCAAGTTTTACGCTATCCTATAATGAACTCCCTCATCCAACAAGTTTCCGAAACAGTCGGAGTTCTTCCTGACTCACAGGATAAAGAAACACAAGTGCTCGCGTGGCTTAACCGCGCGGCCGTAATGATCTATGACCAATATGATCTGCCCGGCTCTGTGTTTGAACAGTTCTTCTGCGTCGACAACAATCAACACGTCGTCACGTTTCCGTGGTATGTAGGTGCGATTCGCGGCGTGCGCTGGCATGATTCGTCGCGCCTCGTCACTCTCACAGATATGCGTCCGCGCTTTCATGCTGTGCCTTGGACGCAGCCTTATCTTAAATGGCGACAGATGCAGTCTACGCCGTTGCATACCCCGCTGACGAACGCGGGGCCTTTGACGTTTCAGATCTCTGCGATAGAGACGCAGCCGTTTGACGTGATCGTGAACGGCCAGACTTCTCGGGCGGCCAACGTCACAGAGATCATCTCGTTTACGCCCGGCGATCTCATTAAGACCTCCATCAATCTATTCGAGCCCGAAAGCCCATTCGGTATCACCTCGATCAAGAAGTCGATCTATACCAACAGTGACGTTGTTATTCTCAACAGCTCAACGCAGGGCGAGATCGGACGCATTCCCAATAACCAACTCTATGCTTCCAATCTGCGCGTGCAGATCTTAGATTGGAATGCGGGCGTGCCGTTCATCATAGGCGAAGATTGCGTAGAGGTTCTCTTCAAGCAACGCTTCTCGCCCTTTGTCAACCTAGATTCGATCTGGACTGATGAGCGTCTTATTCAGGCGTTGGTCTACGCCGTCAAGTATATCTATGCTGTAGAGAAAGAAAAGATGGACGTTGCGTCTGTCAGCAAAGATCTGTTTGAAGGTATCTGTAAGAAAGTTTGTGAGAATCTTGAGAGCGGCACTGAGCTAATGGTGCAGACTGAGCGCCACGCTACGCAAAATGCCGCTATCATGTTCCCCACTTGGCCGCTTGTTCAGGGAGGAGTACGCAATCTATGGTAGTCACAAAAACTAATTGGCTTGGCGGAATCAATCAGCTATCTGATATCACGAAGCTGAAAGAGGATGAATACTGGATTCTGCTCAACGGTCGCGTTCGCAAGAATTCGGTCGAGGCGGTGAATCTTCCTCTCGACGTTACGAATAACCTTTCGACTGTCGGTAACATTCAAGACGTTACTGCGGCCGGAAGTCTTCTCGTTGCGTTTGCGGGCGGCAAAGCGTTCTATAAAACTACAGATGGAACGTGGCAGTTGATTCCGTCTTTCACGATGGGTTCTACGCAGAGCCGAGTTTACACTGCGCTTGTTCCCGGCTCGACCGTAAACTTTACACGCGCAGTCACATCATCTACCGGCACACTCACACTTGGAGGCGCTGTCGGAGCGTCACCTTCGGCCTTGATTGTGATGGACGGCGTGATGCAGCCGTGGATTATTTTCTCTGACGGCACTGCTCGACAGACTGACACTTACGGAAACTGGACCATTGCGCATCCTGAATATGTTCCCGTCGCCAATTATCCGATGTTCTATAACGGCGTTCTTTACGCGGTTATGGGTGAATCGGGAGCGTCGAGTAGGAAGAATCAGATCGTTCGCTCAGTTACTGGAGCGCCTCTAAACTTTCTTATCGCAGTCACGCCCACCGGCGACAAGACTTCTCTTAACGAAACAGAGGGCGGCGCTTTGGCAATGGCCACGAATGTCGATTACAACGACGTGACGTGTCTTGCGCCTATGAATGCCAATGACGGAGGTTTCTTCGTCGGCACTCAGAACTCATCTTTCTTAGTCTATCCAGACTTTAACAATCTGATCTATGCGGAGCCGACTTTCCGCAATCAGAGCATTACTTCGATTGGGCCGCTAAATCCTGATTCTGTTGTGGACGTGCTAGGGGATGTGGCATTTGTTCATGACACCGGAATTAGGAGTTTTAACGGGATCACGCAGTTCCGATTTGAGGGTCGGAATGCGCCTTTTAGCGGCCCAATCAATTCCCTTCTTGATGGTATCACTCAAACGAGTGCGGCGACAGGCACGCATGACAACTATGCGATCTTCGCCGTCACGACCATCTACGGCAACGGTATTCTGTGGTATGATATGCTACTGCAGAAATTCGTTGCTCTCGATATTTATCCCGGCGTCGGAAACATAATCAAGTTCGCGTCTACGTTAGACAATGGAACGCGATATACTTACTTCATGACGGCGACCGGGATTTATCGCCTCTTCGGATCTTCTGAGCGTGCTACTGTTTCACTCTATGGCTCGGAGGTTGTTCCGTCGGACACCTATAAGAACGTCAAGATGCAGAGTTTGCGCCTGGCGTTTGATGGCGTGCAGTATGGAGGCACTGTAGAAGCGTTGCTGTATGGAGATGGGCAGCTTGTAAATCGAAAGACTGCAACGATCACACCTCTACCACAGAATAACTCTACTCAATCAAGCATCCCCTATAACGGCGGTTTGGATGAGGGCGTTGTAGCAATGACGGAGTTTAACTTTATTGATTCGTCGCCGGAGGTAGAACGCTGTGGCGTTTTGATAAGATTTGATACAGATGGCCGCTTGATCACAGCCTCGGCTGACGTAGGACAAAGCGGAACTTGGCCGCGCCTAAACACCTTCAGAGGCGTTATGCCTCACACCTATGAGACCTTTGCGTTTGTGGGTAATGATGGCATTCCTGATATCGTCGGTGGCACTACGTCGCCCACATTTACCTTAGCCGAAGTAACGCAGCGTAAAGCTATCAACGCTCGCATAAGGAATATCACAGGCCTGACTAAGGTTATCGGCACGGGCAATCACAATTACGGTATTCCCTTTGTCAGTTATGGCCCGGGCACTGTAGAAGCGCTCGCTCAAACCATCACTCCGTTCTGGGATGCGATCAAGGATAAGCTATTGTTTGTGCCCGGTCAGGTTGACAATGACTTCGACGCAGCCAGTCCGTTGTTTAACTATCAAACGCATTTAAGATATTTCCAGTACACGAGTCAATACGTTGATGTATTCGTTATCAATACCGGCTATGACTCGACTATGTTTCAGACTGAGCTTGATAACATTGTCGCGCTGGGCTTGACGATTGCAGATAGCGTTCAGTTCCAGTGGCTCCGTAATGCACTGGCGAATAGCACAAAGAAACATAAATGGGTTGTCGTGCATCAGCCTCCTTTCACTAGCGGCAATGACTTCTATAGCGCTACGAATTCTAATCCTAATTTGCAGTTTATTCAAGCTGTGCCCTTTAAAAACTGGGGCGCAACTGTTCTCTTGGCTGGATGTGCTGCTCTGGTTGAACGCCTTGACTGGAATGGGCTTCCCGTTATTATCAGCGGTGCTGGCGGTAAGGCTCTTACTACCGTCCATAATCCGCCCATCACTCAATCAAGATTTGCCTCGGCCGCTCAAGCAGCCTATTGGGAAGCCGTAGTGAGTAAGCTCTCGGTTGAGTTTCTCTGTAAAACGGCAACTGGCGCAATTCTCGATAGGTATTTTCAACCAGTATGAGCGCATATATCAATGCCGTAAAGCTATTCGACTGGGTGCTTAATCACCCTGGCCGCGAGGCTGCGTTTGGAAGTTCGCCTGACATTGATGTCGTGATGCACTGTGACCGTATCTTGAATGGCAAAGATAGTGAGCTATTTGTCATAGAGAAAGAGAATGAAACCCCTTTGATTGCGCTGTGGTGCGAGCTAGATCATGATCGAAAGAACATTCACATCTTAACTATCCTTGGCGACCGAGGTTCTTTAAGGTCTGCGATTGCCGCGTGGACTGATCTTTATCCTGACTGGTCTGTGAGTGGCGCGCGGCGCAAGAGTAAGCAAAACGTACAGTATAAACTTTCTGAATTTATCAAACAATGAACACATTCGAGATTAATCTCTCTATAGTTCTCGGCCACACGTTGGTCTGGGAATCTACGCGCTTGGAAGTTGACAATGGAATTCCTAGTGGATTCTATCGTAACGGTTCGCCCGTCATTCCGAACACCTCGGAGTCGATGGAATCTGTGATGAAGGCTTATCGGGAGAATCTTATCCCGATGATTCAGAATCAAGTGCAGGCCGCTCAGTCTTATGAGCCTGCTATGCAGAAGCTTCGGGCTGAGATATCGCCCAAAGATCAACAGCTCAATGCGGATCTCTATGCGCAGTTTGGGCCGCAATTCGCAAAGACTGGCTCTGACATTGCGCGACAGAATGCCGAAGAGCAGGCAAAGACTGACCTTGGTGTCGTAAGCGGCACCGGCCGTGACCTCGTGCGCGAGGCGATGAAGACGCAGAAGGAGGCTGATCCTGAAGCTTATCGTGCGCGTGAGCTGGCTTTGCAGAATCTCGAACAGCTTCAAGGATCTCTGACTGATCCCAATGCGGGCTTGAGCGGGGCTGAGCGGGCTGAGGTTGATCGCTCGATGGCGCGTGAGAACTTTGCACGTGGCACTGGCGCGACCCCGACGGCGACCTCGACTGTGGCTAACGCGATGGCGTTTGGTGGCGCAGGTGAGGCTCGAAAGCAACAACGTCAAAGCGCAATTGCGAATGCGGCGCAGCTTGCAACGGGCGCAGTGCAGCCTTTGTCGTCGCGCATTGATACGTTCCAGATGACCACAGGTCGCCCTTCGATCAATCAAGGCGAATCTCGCACTGGGGCTGCGTCGCAGGTTGGACAAGAGTCGAATGCAATGGGCATGAACTTGTTCGGCAATGCGAGTCAGATGCGCCAGCAAGAGAATCAACTTAACGCATCACGAAAGACTGGTCTCGATCAGTTCTCGCAGGTTATGGGTTCGCTGCCGTCTTGCTGCTGGACTTTCGCAGAGGCTTATTACGGCTGGCAGAATATCCCCGATGCGGTTAAGGTGTCGCGTGACTTGCACTATACTCCGCGTATAAGGGAAGGTTATAGAATGATGAGCCGCTTTCTAGTACCTAAGATGCAACAGTCTAAAGTCTGGCGCGCTGTCGTTAATGCCCTTCTAATCAAGCCGATGGCTTCTCATGCTGAGTGGTATGTCAACGGCAAAGGATTTGGATGGATGTTCAGTCCCCTCCAGAAAACTTATCTCGCTTTGTGGGAGCATTACGGAGAACGCGCTGGCGTTCCTGCCACGGTAT